CGCGGCAACCCGGCCAACCGTGCCGGCGGTTTTCAGGGCGGCGCCCGCTCCCGTTGGGATCAGGGCGACATCCGACAGGAATCCAGCCGGGTCCGTCCTGACCGTATTCGCGGCGGATTCAACGCTCCCGTAGCGGTCCCTGTAAGCGTCCACGAAGGCGCGGCGCACGTCGGAACCCCTGAAGACCTGCTCCTCTGGCTCGCCTGGCTTGTACGTCCAATCCTTGCCGGTAGCCAGAGCCGCAAACGCATTCGCGGTCTTCACTGGGCTGCTCACCGCCTCCCACATGCCGCTCAACACGCCACCAACAGACTCTGGAGCGTACCGCACCATATCGCTAAAGGCAGACGTACCGCTGGCGTCAAAGGGCTCGTAGGTGTCGCCATGCTCCTTAGAGTAGAAGTCGAACCACTGTTCCGGGGTCTTGCCTTCCCTCGCCGGAAGACCTTCTGCGGCCTTATAGAGATCGGCTTCCGACATGAACTTCGAGGGATCGTCTTTGCGTCGGAGGTATCGGGTTTTGCTTCCAGCGGACATAGGTCCCTCCTAGAACAACTTGGGCGTGCCTTTTCCGGGCTTCGGCGGCTCACTCTTCCCGCCTGCTGCCGATGGTGACGCGAATGGGTTATCCCCACGGCCCGCGCCGGAAGAGGCGCCGGCAGGCGTCGGGCTCCCGCCGCCGCTACCGTACTTCTCCCTGTAGTGCTCGTACATCTCGCCAGACAGGATGTAATCCGCCCGAAATGGCCGATCCGACACGCGAGATCCCCACTGATCCTCCAGGTGCAGGATGGACGGACGGACCTCCTGCGCGAACAGGTCCATCGCATCCTTTCTCAGGTCCTCCATCACGCGAATCATGACATTGCGAGTGGCGTCACTCAGGACACGACCGCTGCCACCGTGCTTGAGAAGCTCCTCGGCCGCTTTCATCTCGGCCTTGATCGACTCAAGCCGACCGCCGGACTCGGCCATGATCTTGCGTTCCGCGTCCCGGATGCCGGTCTGCGGGTCGATCGAGCGGCCAAACGCAGCAACGAGCAACTGGTCGATCGGGCCATGCACGCCCCTCGCAGAGTATCCCTTCGCTGCTGTCAATGCGCCGGTCACGATGCCGCCCAAGGCAGTGAAGTGCCGGCCCGCCGGACTGCTGCGAATCCTGTTGCGCTCATCGCTGATCGCCTTGTCCAAGTAGTCCCGGTCCTTCTTGGGCGCGTTGGCCTCTCGAAGCGCGGCGGCGATCGCCCGGCTCTGCTCTCGCGCATGGCGCCGATCCAGCGCCGACTCCAGATCCTTGGCTACCTGTTGCAGTTTGCCCATCGGATCGCTGGAGGACTTCGATGCAAGGCGCACCCGCTCCGTATACGATTTGACGAGATCAGGGTAGCCCTGCGCCATAGACTGAACGTGGGCGGTAGTCGCCGCCACCTCGCGGGCCATCTCTTCCGGATCAATGCCCGCCTTCTGGATGGGTGGACGCTGGTTGCCAATGTTGACGAACCCGGACGCCTCCGGGGTTCCCTGAATTGGAAGCTCTGTGCCGGCCTCCACGCGCATCGACCTATTCCCCTGCGGGTCCACAACGCCATAGTCCCGCACGCGAATCCGTTCTCCTGTCTTCTCGTTCCAGAGCGTGTACTCGCGGGTCTGCGCACCAAACACCTTCTGGAGCATTCCGACACGCAACCGCTGGCGTGCATCCAGCGGCGCCGCGCCGATCAGCGACTGGTTGGCCCCCTGTAGCGCGGTATCGCCATCGGCCTCCATGGGGAACTGCCTGCCTTGTGGCGTCGGCTGCGGCCCCGGCTGCATCGGAGACGCTTGAGGCGTTTGAGACACTTGAGGCACTTGGGACACTTGGGACGTTTGAGACGCAACGGCTGGAGGCATGGCCGCCGCCTGGGGCTGCCCCTGCGCGACCGGTTGGCCCTGTTGAGGATTTGCTTGCGGAGCCTGCCCATGCCAAGGCAGGGGTCCGGTAGCCATCTGCGTCAGCGCCTGAAGCGGGCCGGCTCCCGGCCCGGCATCCGTCGCCGCGCCGCCGCCCGAAAACTGGTTCGCGGCCAGCATCAAGGAGGATGACTGGCCCTGTGCGTCCGGCGTCGGACCTTGAGCGGTTGGCCCTTGAGCGACCGGAGCCTGCGCTGTCTGCCCCTGCTGCCCCGGCGCGGCGGGCGGCTGCCCGCCTGGCGAAGCGCCGGCGCCGATCTCATCGTACAGGCCCATCATCATGGCTTCCTGCGGAGACACGCCTACCGTTTGCAGGAAAACCTTCATCGGCTCGTTCATCGGGACGCCGGCGCTGGTCAGTAGCTCATAACCCTTACGCGCCGCATCGTGGTTCATGAGCCGATCCTTCAGGATGCGCCCGTTGGGGTCCTTGGACTCGTTGGCCGCCTGATTCCACAGCGCCAGCGCTTCCTCCTGGACAGACTGTGTGGTCTTTCCTGTCAGCATCCTCTGGTAGAGGTTGCCGAGGTCTTCATCGCCGAGGGGTTTCACTTTGGGGGCGCCCGGACCCAGGAGGTTCCTCGCCGTCTGTGTCACGAAATTGAAAAGGGGGTTGGAGTTCTTTTTGTCTACCGGCTTGGTACTGGCAACCTCCCCAACGAGACGCTGCATGATGTCTTGCTGAATAGCCTGCTTCTCTGGCTCGATCAGGCTGGACTGCTCAACCTGCCGGCCCAGCATCTCCAGCGCCGTGATGTTCCGCGCCCTCTGCTGCTCGGCCTGCTCGCGCTGCGCCTGACGGCTTTCGCTGGCGCCCTTCAGAAAGCTCGTAGCAAACTGCGTGATGGCAGCGAACGGCCCGCCCCACCCGGCCATCGCCGCCTGGTTGTCGGCGGGGAGTCGGGGCGGCTGCGCCGGCTGCGTGAGTTGATCTGTGAATGGACCTCGCGGCATGGAACCCATCTCGGAGCCTCCCTATACGACGGTCGCGCCGCCCGGCGACTGCGGTTTCTTCATGCCCCCGGCTGCAATCTGCCCACCCAACCCGGCGGCCTGTCCGATCGCGCCCATCGTCGCCGATTTCCTCGCCGTCGCGTTCTGGATCAACGATTGGTTGCCAGCCACCCCGCCCTCCAGAAACCTGGACCCGGCGCCGAGTTGTTGCAACCCGAAATTCCCCTGTTCGCCGCCCGCGCCAAATAGAGTCTGCAACCCCTCCAGGAATGTCTTCGTCTGCATGTCGGCAACTTGGGCATTTGCATCCCTGCCAGTTCGCGCAAGCATGTAATCGCGAACCGGCCCCTCTCGCACCGTGTCGAACACGTTGTTCACCGTTGCCTGCTGCGATCGCTTCAATTGCGACATCGGGATAGACAACGCCCGGTTATAGGCCGTCTGGTCCCCACTTACGATGTCTTTCGCGAACTGGATGGCTGGGGCCTGAAGCTCGTCCATACGGCCAAGGCGCTGCTTGGAATGATCCAACTGCTCCTTCGCCATATTCGTTTGCGTTTGAATAAGTTGGCGCTGGTTCTGTTCGGCTTGTTTGTCGCGTCCGCTCATGAGCTACACGCCTCCAACCTCCGAACTAGCACAAAAACAAGAATTTGTGAACCAAATAGGGGTCTATGGTTGCCGATTCAGCCAACTCTCCGCGTCCATCTGGGAGATGTACGCCCCGCACGCCTCGCCGTGCCACGAACAATACCGGGGCACCGGACCAAACACCCGCATCCCCACCCTGCGGATCATCGCGACTGCCCCAGGATTCCGCTCGGGAGTGAGGCCGGTGAGGCTGTCCAAGCCAGAGAACTCAAACGCATAGTCCAGCATCCGGCGAACTAACTCCGCCTTCATGAAAATCATCGGAGCCATCGGAGACCAGAACGAGAACCCCACTTCCGCCTTAGTCAAGCCGGCGAGTCGCTGAATGGAGTTGATGAAGCCCATCCCGCACAGCGTCACCGCGTCCGACTCCAGTTGCTTCCGGTAGGCCCCGATGATGACGGACTCCTGCTCCGTCATCCACGACAGGAACCACTTGATGTCCGGCTCTGCCTGATGAAAAACCTGCCGAATCGAACCATCCGCGATCATGGCGCAGTAGGCCATCGCCAGCATTTCGTCCGTGGGCCTGGGACCCACAAGCCACTCTCCAGAATCGTAGCCGATGCTCGTCTTCTTCCACGTCACGCGAGCACCCCCGTCATCCTCAGCGCCGCTAGCACATTACAGCGAAGCTCCGCGATCCCCCATCGGTTCTCCAAAACAACTGAAGGGCGAATCAGGTCAACGAATCTCTCGGAAGAGTGCCGATCCGGGTTTGCATCCGACGCCGGACGTGTCACCCGCCACAGGATTCCGCCCTCGTGCTTGATGCACTCCGACTCATTGACAAAGCGGACATCCGTTACCACCCAAAGCGTAGCCGGCTCCGCCCGAACCGATTCCAAGAAAGCAATCAGCCAGTAATCCGGATTTTGTACGCGCCGATACTCAGTTCCCCATGTTTGCAGGATTCGCCTGATGCTGTCTCGGTATGGCTGCTTAAAGAGGTCATCGGGTTGCGCCGCCGGGCCGTTCTGGATCTCCTGCTCCAATCTGGATCGCAGGATCTCCGGGGCGTCCTCCGGGATCGGCTCCTCACCGCGCAAGACGCGCCCAACCTCATCCCGAAGCGCATCTCCAAAGGCAATTCGCTTACATGGGACAGCCTCTTGGATGAGAGAGAATATGGTGTCTTTCCCGCTCTGCTTGCGCCCCACGACACCGATGATCCTTGGCTTTTCCAACCTAGCACCTCCCACGCGACTACATTGACATTGTAACCCGAATCGCGTTCAATCGTCTACTTGTCCGGGTGCATAATCTTCGCCCAATCGAATGCCGGCCCGATATCGAACTTGTCTGAACGGAAGTTCTGGTGTGAGGCGATTCCTTGAAACGACTGGAAGTAACTGGTAGCCGGATTGTTGATGTCGGCGCTCAATCTGAATCCCTCGCCGGGGATGACGCGGGGGATCGAGAAAGACTCGCACAACTGGCTCACCAGCGCTCGCCCGCTCTCGTATTGCTGCGGAGTGAAGGTTGCATAATACCGCTCTCCGCGATGCGCCTCTTCCTTGTATTTCGCCAACTCGTCAACCGTGCAGTACTTGGTGCTAAAGTTCCCAGGCGGCCACCAGAACAACTCATCGCCCTTGCGCCGCAGTGGCCCGACGTTGACGAACTCGATTCCGATGCTGCGCCGGTCATGTTTGTAGCTTTGGCTCGCCTGCCCCGGAATGCCAAGATGGAAGGCCCAGTGTTTCGGGTCGAACAGCTCATACACCGCGCCGTCCCGGTCAATGATGTACGCCGTCGCCACGCGCTGTTCGTCGGACATCCAATGCGAATACGCACCTTCAGCCGAACTGCCCGCCGTGAAGTGCAGCACGACGAGGTCCTTGGGTGTCACTTCCGGGATATACTGCGACTCTGGAAGCCTGAACCTAGTGCGATTGATGGAGAGAGGTTGCGCCGCAACAGTGGGGACGGCGGGCGCCGGCGCTACCTCTGCGACTGGCGGGTCGATCTCGTCGGCCCACGCCCTCATCTTTGCGGCCAGATCCTTGGGTGTCATGCTGCGACCGCCTCCCTCCAGAGGTCCTTATACCGAACACTGCGCTTGTAGTCGCCATGCTTCTGGATGTGTTCAGACAGGTCCCAGAGCTTGACGTGCTGCGGTACAGCGCGGGGATTCCGTGGCCCTCGCAGTCCGAGGGCGCCATCCCAAAGCGCGAGGCGATACGCCCGCTTCAGAACCGCATCGTTCTGGCTGTATGCCACAAAGACCCGCTCTGCGCGATCAAGATATTGTCCGTACCCCTTCTTCCGGGTTACGTCAAGGTCGTCGTCCCCTATGGCGGCGGCGGCCAGAATCAGGTCATCCAGATGCAACCCGGCCTTCAGGGACTCACAGCCAACGCGGCATCCCATACTGTGCCCTTGGTAGGTGAGGCGGGTCTTCTTGTTTTTACGCAACGGAGCCAGGGCGGCAGCAAGACGGCGGCCTGTCTCTTCGGCCCTCCATCGGGCAGACCAAAACCCCAAGTTCAGTGTGGAACCAGGCCACGTGAGGCCGACAAACGCATCGTAGCAACCGTACAGGCTGCGTTCGATCTCCGAGTACGCCCCAAACGCATCGTCCACGTTAAAGCCGTGGCCGAGCACGCAGACCGATAAACCCTCCAGCCGGGCCAGCGCCTCCTCCTCCGGGATCGGCGGTGCCCCAACGTCGAGTTCATGCCATGTCACCGCCTGATCCGGATTGTGCCGCAGTGTACTCGTGCCGTAGCGGGTATTGAGAACCAACATCACGCCCCTCCGATTTCCCGAATTACCCAAACCTCAAACTTCTTACCCCCCATGCTGAGGATTGCCTTCTCCTTCCAGTCGGGCTTGGCCTTCTCCTGTATCAGGATCTCTTCAACGATCTGACCGATGACAGAATCCTCAGGCAGCGCCTCAGCCAGACCAGCCGTGGCGAGTTGCGCCAGTATAGGCCGCAGGCCATCCAAAACCATCTGTTTCTTCGTGGGGCCAGTGCCGGGAGGCAGCATTTCTTCAGCCTCTCGGATACGCGATGGGGCATATCGCGCAACGAGTGCGCGGATGCCCCAGACGCCAGCGGCGACGGCGATCGAGGCCACGAGGCTACTCCCCCCTGCTGACTACCGCCGCGTAGATGGCTTCCAGCATCTCCCGGTCGGTCATCTCGCTGGCGGGGACGATAATCCATCCCGCGATTGTCTGCCGCAGCCTCTCGTCCTTGTTGAGTGGGCGAACAGGCACCGGAATCGCATCTTTTTCGTCGCCGGCGTGGACCTCCTCGACCAGGGGCACCCACGCCAGTTCCGCACCGCTGTGTCCCCACATCCCAGGCGAGTTCACTCCGTTGACGTTCCGCATCTTCAGGAGAGCGCCGACGTTGTATCGCGCACCCTTCACCTCGATGAGATGCTGCCGGCGCGAATCGCCGCGATAGTCGATGAAGTACGGGCCACCATAAGTGTTCTCCGTAACCGCATCGGGAGAGAGTTTGAGATCAGCAGCCAGCTTCGCTGCTTCTGCCGCCGAGGAAAGCGTCTCCGGAGGAATAGGCCAAGTCTGCCCGTCGATGATCGACACCATCACTGCCGCCGTCGGCGGAATGGCATAGGCCGGGTACTCGGTCATGCCCGGCAGGTTTAGGGCCGCAGCCTCACCCTGCGACATCTTCAGCAACTCGAATCGCCCGTCGCGGAAGACCGTGTATTCCGGCGACGGCGCGGGTTTCGGGTCCATCCACCGCTTGATCGGCTTGCTTGGGTCAAACGGGGGCGGCTCCTCGCCGAACTTCTGCCTGAATGTCGCACGGGTATACGTCTCGAAAATGTTCAAGTCTCGAATGTTTTTCATGTGCTTCCTTTCACTCGTCTACCGCCTGATCCGCGCTACGCCGGTTCTGGCGCCGGCACGGTCAGGGTTTTCCCGTCGCTGGAGACGACGGGGTTTCCGGCTATGGGGATGTTGGCGCCCAGCATGAACCCCGTAATCAAAAGGGTGCGCTGCATCTCCAGGTTCTCTTTCTCCTTTGCGATCCTCTGTAAATGGGCCTGAACTACTTCTGGCAGTTCAAGCACGGTGTCTTTAGGCATGGCTTACTCCTCCCCTTGCGGGTCGCCTTCTGGCGCGTCTTGTTCTTCACCGACAATCACAACTGGCGTCGGGATGCCGTCCGCTTGAGCCGAGGCAGCGTTGATCGCCGTCTGCATGACGTGCCCAGCGATTCGCTGGCGCAGGCTTGTTGCCACGAACTCGCCTGCTGTTGTTTCTTGAGATGCCGCCATCTCCTGAAGCGTGGCGTACACCTCCACGGGCAGCATAATTGTAATTGGCCGGACTTTCTGCATACTTACTCCAGTGCCGAGATACGAGAATCCAATTCGGCCAGTTTCTCGTTGACTGTTTGATCCCCGCTATAAATGAGCGGAGCTTTCGCTGCTAGCTCATTCGTCAGTCCTGAAACCTTCGCTATGGTGAACCCTGTCACTGTTCCAGAATTAGTAAAATTAATGCCACCATTGGCAACAAACTGCAATTCCCCCTGGATCTGAAGCAGCGTGGATGTCGCCGTAAAGCATACAGTGGTTCCTTGCTTGACCTGCAAGGCTTCTGCGATGACGTAGGTGCTCAGCAGGGAGAGGACGGCTGACCCGTTTGTGATGACGATTCCGCCGGCTGAGATATTAACCGAGTTGGCGCCCTTGACGAAGGCGGCACCAGACGCATTTAGAACGATGTACGCATCCGTGGAGGAGTTATTGATCCTCATTTCGCCAGTCAGGTTGATTGTCTTCGCCAGCAGGAAGTTCATCACCGCAGCTTCAAAGATGACGAAACCGCTATCCACGCCAAAATACGACGGGCTCAACCCCCACGTTTCGAGGTTGGTCAGCGCCTTCGCTGTGAGTTTCTTCTGCCCACTCTCATCCACGATGACAAGGCGGTCGCCGAGTAGCGGAGTGAGTTTGCCCGCAACAATGGTCATGCCATCGCCCAAATTGACCGTGATTCCTTCTGCGGTCCTGGTCACTCCGCCCGCTGTGGGTTCCTCCACCGTCAAAACCACGTTGTCAATCAGCATCCGGCCCGAGGTCGCGGCGGCGGGCAGGAAGAATACCACCTGGAGCTTTGCAGCGTTCGCCGGGGCCGTGCCGGTCACGGTGTATGAGGCATAGGAGTCTCCAGTGATTGTCGCCGGCGGGATGTCGCTGATGTAGCCGCCTGCGGCGTTCAGCCACTGCAAATACATGGACCCCGTCGTGTTCGTGTTCTCCCGCGCATACGCTTGCAGCCGATAGATTCTGCCAGGGGCCACATTGCCTACCGTCTGAGTGAAGTATCGGTTTTCCGATGCGGCGGGAATGTAGGCAGCCTGACCATCATAGGCATCAGTGGTGGTAGCGACGATGCCAGCGACGGGGGGGTCCCAATCGTTGAGGCCGGCGGCGAAGTTCCCATTCGACAAACCCCCGCCATCCTTGGTGGAAACCAACTTGCCGTCGATGATATTGGCGCCAGATCCCAATGTCGATGGGTCAATATGGGCAGCATCGAACCCCTCGCTCGAAGGAACCGCGATCGGGCCAACGATAACCGGAGTGCCAGGGACACTGTCCTGGTTGATCGGGGTCAGGCGGATCTTCCACCAGGTTGGATACGCCTCCATCTTCCAGAGGGACGTGCGCTGCTCCGATACCCACTTAGACGTGCCGGCATCGAACACGCCTCGCGGATCAAGTCCACCCAAGTCGATCCACTCTTCCGAATCCGGCGTGGTCATCGCCTCATCGAGGTAGGGCATGGCATCCACCTCGATCCAGTAAATGCCGGCCCAGTCGTTCTCATCGTCGTAAATCGCCCGCTTGATGAACCCATACGACGGGACGCCATCTACCACCGCTGTCACGGCCAACGAGTTGTTAGCGTATGTCGAGGGTGGCGCTGGCGCCGCTGCGATCAGAGGGAGCGGAGCCTGCGAGTCAACCCAGTCCGTCGTTGTCCCGTCGGCATAGACCAAGCGCACGCTCGCTTTTGCGTAGCGCTCATATTCGGGAAGGGGCCTGGGCCATGCGCCCCACGTCCACGATTCTTGAGAGATCGGGATACGATCACCGAAGACCCGCCAATCGCCCTCTTGCGTTGTCCCGGCGTCTTCGTAAAAGAACCCAAGCCGGGCCTGCCAGGAAACAGCGCCCGTCGCCGGGATCGGAGGGATGATCGTGATTTCAGACTGATAGGCCTCCGGGTGTCCGGGCGGGCTCTGGATGGCGACCGAACACGCCATGCTCTGCGTGGGCTCAACCGGGACGCCCGCCTTTGGAACAAGCGCACTCGCCCCGCTGTAGACCCACGCGCCGCGCTCGCCGCGCTCGTTGAATGCACGCACACGGGACCAGAGGGAGACATCGGTGGCGTCCCGGTAGAACGGCGGCAGCGGCGGCGCACCAGGATTCACTTCCCGAACGAATCCGCCATAAACGCTGCCGGCAGGAATCCAATCGCCGTCAGCGCCCGGCGGCGTGACTGAATCTCCATACGCCAACTCGTATTCGTACCCAACGGTGCTCCCGATGGGTGATGGGAGGGTCCAAAAAATACTGGCGTGCCAGGTGAGGGGACCTAAGACAACAACCCTCTGTCCGACGCCGGACGGAGGGTTGGGCGCAACCCCGTCACTAGGGTTCCCAGACAACTCACCACTCGTGATGTTGATTGTCCAGTAGGTTGTCAGCGACGCCTTAGTGTGGTCTTTGTACGGCTGCCGGCTGCGCTCACCATAAGAGGCGAGAAGCAGGTAATTGTCGCCCTCGACCAGATACCCGCGAGGGATGATGACATCGACTTCGCCGAGATTATCCGGCGGCGGGTCGGCAGGTGTCCCGGTGTAAGGCATCTGCCCGGACGCATACGGGCGCTTGGGGTCGTCTGCCGGCTCCCAAAATGCGACGACTCCTTGGAACTCGGGGTTGATCGTCGGGATTGCGCTACTGCCAATATAGGGAGGCGCGTACCCGCTATAGGGCGTATCCGTGCGGAGTGCCTGAAGGCGTAGATCTCCGTTGGCGAGCCACGTCTTGACCGGCGGCGCCGAGGACGTGACTGTGACGTTCCCTAACCCGTCATCCACAATCCCGGACAGGTAATCCGTGAAATCGAGCGTGATTGTCGCAAATGGCGTGTACCCCGCCGGCGCGGGCGGGGCAAGCGCCGTGAGCCGAACGAGCCGGTTGGCGTACCCCCAAGAGCGAGATAGGGCGTAGATCACCCATTTCACCTTGGGATCTACCAGTGACTCAAGGTAATCCATGGGCGGCACTGGAACGTCGAGTTTGGCCGTCCAGGTTTTCGGGTCAAGCTCCTGCGATTCTTCGCTGAAGTGCCAGCCTTGCGGGTAGAGTTGGCCCGGCAGGGTGATATTCTCCGGGTCAACATCGTCCTCTTTTGGGATTTCGATGAAGACTTCGACGCCAGCGAAGTTACCATCCTCCGGGGCCGTACCCGTCATCGTCACCAAGACCCGTCCGTCCTTGATCTCGAACGTCGCAGCGACATCTGTTGAGTCGGCAAGCGGAGTCTCCCCGACTGGAGTAGCCGCAGGGATTTCCACCACGACAGAGGGGGTAGCACCCTCATCCAGCGGGTTTGTGGCCGTAGCCGTCATCGACGAAAGCCAAATCTGACAATCCCGATCGCCAGCAGCCGGCTGAGTCACCACCACGCGGACCATGCCCCACCCGTCCTCGTCCGGCTGGTAGGGCATAAACCCTGCATCGACAGGCACGTCCGTTGATGTGTCCGGCATCCGGAACCAGGCTTGGACACCCCAAAAGGAACCGATCGGAGAGGGCGCCCGGTATCGCAGCGTCACAGCCGCCGTGATCCCATCGAAGTTGACTGTCTCCACGACTTCGATGTCGGTGACGTTTCCAGGGATGGCCCCACTGCCGATTGCTGCACCGATGGCGTTTCCGGCTGTCCCGCCAACCCGCCGCATCCGCCCCAGGTCGCTCCGGACAGACCTCACCTCATCCGATGACTTCGCAGCCCGTTTGAACAGATCCGCGATGATCGAATTGATGCGGAAGACCTTGGGGTCCTCCATATCTGCCTTGGTGATGCGAGGGATCAGGCTCTCTTCGGCCATCGACTAGTACCTTGCGATCTAAAACCTTCTTCTATTCTACGCCCACTTCCCTATTTCTGAATCGGCATTTCATCCCACAAGTAGTGCTGCGCATACGGTGAGCGGGCATCCCCGGATAGGCTCATCGTCTCGATCCGGGTGGAATCCCGGTACAAGTAGAAGTGTTTCCCGGCCACATTCCCCTCAATCGTGATTCGGTAGCTGTGGCTCTTGTTCAGGACCCCGGCATTGATCGCCGGCAAGTAGAATCGCTGAACGTCCCGGTATGCCTGCTGGGGCAGGATTTTCGAGAAGAATAGCACCCCGCCGTCGCGATAGATCTTCACGGTGATAGCGCTCTCCGAGCGATACTCGAACCACGCCTGCTTCATGTACTTGAAGCCGTTGCTTCCGAAGTACTGCTCGAACGTATCAAAAAACGTCTTCGCGCACGGCTCCCGCGTGAACTCATACTTCACGTCGAACAGTTGGTTTTTCCCGCTTGCGTGTGGAGTAAACCTTAACCCCACCAGACGCCCAATCACCTGAGTATTGGTCATGTTGCTGATGAAGCTGTAGGTCCGCACACGGTCAACAGCCGTTCCTGTGTGCGTGAAGTTCGCCACGTTCACACCGTCCACCCAAACACCGACACCACACGCCGTCCCCGCCGTATCCATGTCGAGCGTCACTGTGCGAAAGACCTTTTCACACATGTAGCCCAAGTCAGACGGCTCAGTGAATAGAATGGTGTCCGGCGGGCGCCGCTCGAACGTCATGTCGATGCCGAAAATCTTGAAGTCTGCGGAGGTGACGGTGGGCCGCAGGCGATACATCTTGCAGATCACTTCCCCGCCATCCGAAGTCCGCTTCACTGGGAAGCTCGGCTTGCTTCGCCCGGAGCCCGTCAACACGAACGAAGCCACGTTCAACGTCTGCACGTTGCCACCGATGCCGCTGATCGTGTCGAGGTTCAGCGTCACAGTGGTCCCGTTCGTGTCGTACTCAACGATCAGTTGCTCCAGGCGCTTATCGAACGGATAGCCGCCGTCCAGCCAATCCGAGGCGCGGCCCCTTTGAATCTCTGCTAGATCGAGGACCGTGAACGTGATCGAGTGCAGCGTTACTGGCGTGTTTTCGCTGGAATCCCCCTCGAATCGAAAGCCGATGGCGTAGGCTTCCTTCGCGCTGCCAGTATTGAAAGGAAGCGGAATCCGCCGCCGCCCAGCCGCTCCCGGAATCGTGAGTGTCTGGTCTGGGGTGGAAGCGTTGAAATCATAGTAGATCTTGACGGTAAGTGTGTTGGCTGATTCGAGTTCGACAACGACATCCCCCCACAGCTTGTTCATGGACGGATTGCCCATGACATAAAATCCGGTCTGCGCCATGAACGGGATGGCGTGCCCGTTGTCCCGGTAGCCCACTTCCTCCTCATAGAGGTAGGCAGTGGTTCCGCCCGAGGTCAGAAACCTGCCGGCGAACAACCTGTCCTGGAACGAAAGCAGCGTTGACCACGCCGAGTACGTTGCCCCCTCCAGCGCGGGCGTGTTTGGGCACCATCGCCCGCCGCCGACCGGGTTATAGACCCACTTCACGGTAGATCCGTTCGTATCCCGGCAAACCAGATGGATCTCGCCCTGATGGAAAGCCATCTTGACGTAGTCCAATGCCGCAAGTGAACGGTCCAGGGGCGCCCGCCCGTTCACCGTCTTCTTCCTGAAGAACCAGTCGATTTGCGAGGAGATCTTCTCCGCGCCGCCCCCGGCCCAACGATACACGCCATCGTCGGAAAGATAGTAAAGCTCGTTGTCCCCCCGACACCACCCACCCTCGCAGACGACTCCGCGCTGTGCCGGCGTCTGGATGGGGTCTTGCATCTGCCCATTGAACACGCGCACAACGAAGATGCCGTGGCGGTTGAGGCAGACAACCTCCCCGCCGTACTCATCCAGCCCGAGGATTGGGTTAGATGGCGATCCGACCATGATCTGATGAACCGTCTCCATCCCGTCTGCGACAACCGGAAACGCCTCCGGACGGCCGCTCTTGCTCTTATAGAGAACGTGAGGGTTGTTCTGATCTCCAGCCAGGTACACACTCATGCCGGCCCGCGTCGAGAACCGGCACGGAACGCCCACGATCGAACTGGTATTCAGCCGGATTGTGCCCGTGTGCGCCGCTTGAAAATTGACGGTGATATTGTTCCCGCTGAGGGATTGGACCTGAACCCATTCCGTCCGCTCGTTGTCCTGAACAAGGAGGCGCGTCCCCACCGTCAGCACTTGCTGCGCGTTCTGCCCAGCCGGCTGGATCATCGTCACAGCGATGGTCCGATTGCCCGTATTCCCATCCCCGGCAAAGGTCGCCATGAACGCTGTGGGCATCTTGCCCGTCACGGGTGGATCGTTATCGAACTCCAGGAGTTTCGAGTAAATCAGGTCTGAGTCGGAAAGGGTGTCGGTGAAAGTGGCTGTTCCGTTTGTGATGTACCCCACCAGCCGAAAATCCTGCCCAAGCGTGCCACCGCGACGGTAAATCCCCACGGACCCGACTTGGGTATCCGAACTGGTGACGATGCCACTCAGCGAGACTGCCCGTCGCTCCACGTCCCGCATGTAGCGGCCCTCGATCATCAACGGCGACGGGTTGCTCTCGTGGCCGGTGGCGTCGTTCCGGTAGGTGTACGCCCACTCATACGGCGCCAGTCCCGGCTTCGCGTTGTAGAGACCACTCCCGCCCACCATCCGCAAGGAGGTGAAGGTCAGCGTGAGACTGGAATCCCCCACGGCTGCCGATTTCGCCCAAAGGCGAATCGCTTTCACGTTTGCCCATGTTTTCCCTGTCTGACCAGCGGCGCCAACGCGGGCGAATGCGTTCTTTGGAACGGAAACCTTGATGACGGGGCCGGTCCCTGAGTCATCAGCCCGAGAGAGAGGCAGTTCAGCCGGACGGCTCCGGTCGAACTCGTTGTCGGCCTCCGCAACGACAAAACGCACACTCCCGTCTGCCTCCGTCACTGGAACGAGCGAGGACCCGTAACCAAGGATGCCCGCATTCACAAGGACTGCCCGCGCCGCCGCGTCCGACAGCGGATTCCCGCCGGTTCCCGAGAGTGAGTTAGGAACGATCACCTTCTCGTAATAATCGTTCCACTGGCCGGATGTGTCGCTAACCTCGAACTGAAGGATGAAGTACTCGAACCGCGATGGGTTTTTTGGCTGAATCGTGAGTTCTAACAGGTCCCCGGAGTCGTAGCCATTCCCGGCGCTTCCGCTTGGGGTCGAACTATTGAACTGCGACAAATCAACCGCCGACCCAAGTAGCGTGATGGCCGATCCTAGCCCGCCGGTCCCTTTGAACTGGAAGGACTCATCGGGGCTAGCGGTCCATGTCGTCGTCGAAGGCGTGTTCGCGACCGACAGCGCAACTTCGGCGGCAAGGGCCGGCGTCGGCGCCGCCGGCGGCGGCAAGATCCCCCAATTCTGAAATTCGGTCGTCACTGCCCCGGTATTCGTAAGCGCCGGGTCCTTCAGCATCCGGCTCGCAGCGATGAAGAGATGCGGACGCGCAGCCAGGCCGGCGTCCATCTTGACGGCGCTCCACCTCTGGCCCCACGCCGGCAGCGATGCGCTCATGTTCGTCGGGGCGCTGCCCAACTGATCCATCCGAACACGGTAGATGTCCGTCCCCTCGCCGATATACATGAACTGCTTGTTTTGCGCAGCCTCGACCTCGAACACTTCCAGGGTGTGAATCAACGAGCCGATCGCGGGACTCAACCTCGCACTCCCAAAGCGGCTGGTTAGGGTCCCTTCCTTGATCGACGTGCCGTTGAGCATGTCGTAGAATTGACCCTCCGTGAGGAAGTCGGAATCAAGTCGCTGGACGACTCCGCCGTTTTGGAATTTGACCGGGACCTTTCTGTAATCAGAATCAGACACCGCGTTCTCCTAGTACCTTTCGCATCCGGCGCCGGACGCTACCCGCGCTCATCGAGCACGTCCTCCGACATGATTGCCTGCCCGAGGTTCACAATCTCGTCGATCCTCGCACGGCAATACTCCGCCCGAGAGCGGTCTTTCGCCTCGCCATCGGAACTGAAAATCTTCCGCAGAACGAAGTACTTCAAGTACGCCGCCATTGAGTCCGGAACCAGCGGAATCGTGTCGCCAGCGAGCAACCCGGACGTAGCCGGTTGGACGGTGCAGTATGCAAGCACGGAGCCCGCCGACTCGGGAGTGGGGATCAGTTCAATGGTGTTTTTCGCGAGCTTGTCCTCGCGCCACTTGATCGGCACTCGCTCCAAAAGCCCCCGCCTGTCATCGCTCTCATCCAGATCAAAGCCCGTGCTTTTGTGAAGGTACTTGCCGTTCCAATAAACGTCCATCACCTCCATGTATTCATCAGGCACGGCAACGACCGCCTGCCCGGAGCCAACCGCAACCGTCACCATGTCCTTACAGATCCCCGTGCGCTGAAGAAGTTCACGCACGGCCATTGTCAGGTCCGACAGGAACCCGCTTTGCGTGTAGGCCATTGTCAGACCGGCATCCTCCAGGAGAACCTTGCAGACTTCGCCGTAAACCTTTGCGACCGTGTACGCCATTACTTCTCCTGCTCGATCTCAACGAAAAAGATCGGGTTGATCTTCGCTTGGTATCGGCGCAAGTCTTTCATCCGCGAGAGGAAGGACTGATACTGCATCATTGCCGAGCGGGCGGCCATGCCGCCAGCTTTCAGTAGCAGCGAATGCACCGCGTAGAGCGTCAGAGCATCCTGAAATTCACTCGGGTATTGAGCCTCATCGCTGGAGCCAGCCAGAGGAGTTGGCTCCGCTACGCCAGTCACCGTGATCTGCCTGCCGCCAATCCCGTCGTAGGGGTGAATCGCGAACTTGTTCAGGCCCATCGGCACCCATCGCTCCACTGGAGATTGCTGCGTCTCTGTGGACTCCGCGAGCCAGTTCTGCCGCGATCGCCCCATCGACCGAAACGACGAACGCCCAAGCGGGCGGCCAAGGAAGGCCACCCGTGTCGGAATCAGAATCCCCGCCGGCACAGCGTAGACCGCTCCCGTATTGACGCTGGTTACGCTCGCCGTCGCCGAAATGAACCCAGTGAAGAGGTTCAGGACGCGAATGGCGTCATTGATGGCGTCATCCACTTCGGCTTGCGTATAGAAGACAGTGTTGTCCTCAAGGTGCGAATACACCTGAGCCCGCAATGCTTCCAGCGTGACAACCGGCACTCAGAACCCCTTCCCTAGTAGCGGTTCCGCTTGCTGAAATCGAACGTCTTCCCGCCGGATTCAGTCATCTCATTGAAGCGGCGGCGCTTACGATACGCCCGCTCCCAGTCTTCCGGATCAAAGTCCACAGGGTCGCCCGGACGACGCGCATCCTCTGCGGCCCGGTCCTTCGCTTCCTGCTCCAGATAGTCACCCATCGGGTTGCAGGCGCCCACATCTTCCGGTGAAGACATCGACTCCGCCAAATGATCGAACATCGACTTCGCCATTGAAATCCTCCATCACCACCACAAACCATTCATCGAATAACCCGCATTGTTGACAGGGAGTTCCTGGAACGATGCGCCCATCGCAAGGCCGCCGATCCGCTGGTACTCCTGCTTCAACTGCGTCTGCATCTTGCCCTCATCGGCAATCTTCGCGTGCTCCAACTCCTTTTCCGACATGGCGTAGTAGGTATTCGCCGTGACCGGATCGTAGTATGGGTCTTTCCCCTCGCCCGCCTTGGTCCGTAACGCAAGCGCGGCCGCCCCATAGACGAAGACGTTGGGGTTGATGAACGACGGCAAAAGATCCCCACTCCGCCGTAGCTCCTTCCACTGGATCGCATAGATGACGTGAATCTGCCTCACCGCCCGCTGCAACGGGTAGACCTCCACCCGCATATTCCCCGCGAGCGACGGAGAAACGGGCGCCAAAAGAACCGGAGGCCCCGACCCCTCGCGCCGGGGGTCGATCACGTTCAGGTGCTCGATCGGGTAGTTGATCTGCAAACAAAGAGGCTGCTGCGGGTCTACAGCCCACATCAAATGCTTGAGGTTCGGCGGAAGCGTGAGGTACAGATTCAGGATGGAATATCCGACGCCGGACGTTGACGCGCCGGCCCACGCGGCATCCAGAAGGAGCGATGTCGCACTCACGATCGCCTTGATTGTGTAGATGGGGTAGATGGACCCCAAGCGCAACTGCCGCCCGGCGAGGCGACTCATCGTGACGGAAGCGCCGAGCGAGTGAGCCTTCTGAAAGTCAGCCCGAATCCGATTCCCGACAACATCAACAACGGAAACCACTTCGGAACCGGAACCCGTTCCCACCAGCAATAAACTGTCCGCTGTCACGCCGGCCCCGGAGGTCAATACAACTACCTGCATCCCCGGCTCGGATACCGCCGCCGCCAGCGTCGTATTCACAACATCGGACACCGGCCAATTTGTGCCAGTCCCCGCCACGGCGTCAGACCCAGCCGTCAAGGCGATTGACCCCTCGTTGTATTCCGGGTGAATCGGAAGGACGCTAGAGCGGACCAAGCCCGCCCAGATCCGACGATCAAGCACGCTGCGCACCTGCTGATTGATGAAATCCTCAGCAAGGTTCACATCCAGGTTCGGCTTCAACCTCCGAATGTGCCCGATGGCCTCGCCTAGTGTTGTGGTGAATTGCTGAGACATTGAGTTTCCCTAAAGAGAGAGGGGCGAGCGGCTAACCCGCCCGCCCCTTGTTTCACAAGCCGTCCATCTTTTCGCGTCCGGCGTCGGATGCGACGCTAGGCCGCCAGATTGGCAAGAGCCTTCCAGGTACCCGGTGTGCCCGCTGTCGTACACACCCAGCCCGGCGCTCCCGCCGCCGATGGCTCCGTATTCCAAACGATGTCGCCACGCGCCCAAGTGCCGGCGACCGGAGCCGCAGTCCCGTAGGCCACCTTTCTCGGTGAGGAGTAGATGCCCTGCCACGTCCCGGGCGTACCGCCCGTAATGCAGAGCCACCCCAGAGGCCCCCCCGAAACCGAGCCGGGAGAGTCATTCCAGACGATGTCGCCAGCATTGAATGTGCCGGCGGTCGGGGCGGCGTCGCCCCAGTAGATCTTGTTGACCGTGTTGGCCGAAGTGTTGAACTCGCGAATTGCCATATCGAAGATCCTCCCGAGAGATCCAGCGCCGGGGCGGGGTTCAAATCCGCCCCGGCGTCAGGACACTAGGCCAGCGCCGACCCCACGAGCTTGAAGCAGGTACGCGGGTTGGGCACCACCATGTTGCCGCTGAACAGGAACTGGCCGGCCAAGTTCGGTGTGTTCTGCGCCTCCTTGAACCCGGTGAAGCCCATCTGGAACTTCGGGTTGTCGGAGATGTAGAACTCCAGGTACTTGGTGTTGAGGCCGAGCATCACCTCGCTGGGCATGTACTTGTCCACCACAACGGACGCGCCGTTGAAGCGGAAAGCGCGGAACCCGATCTCCGCGAGATCGCCGGTTTCCTCGTTGAAGCGCTGGTTCGGCTGGATCGCGTTCCAGAGCTTGTTCCAGCCGCCCTGCTGCACGGTGATGAGATCGACCGCCTGATTGCCGTACCAGGCGTTGCCGAACGCCTCGTTGATCTTCGAGAGCGAGAACGCCGTGAACGCACGGTCCACGTAGGCATTCGCCCCGCTGATCGCCGAAATCGGCGTGGTGGCGCCAGTGAAGGTCGGAGCCGAGGCAAACAGGTCGTCTCGGGTCAGCCCGCCGACGCTCAAGAACGACTTCGCCAGCGTGGTAGCCGAGGAATAGGTTCCCGGCCCCGCCGAATTGCCGTCGTCAATCCAGGCGAGCAACCCATCGAGGTTTTCGCTGGCCGAAAGCAGCCCGCCCGATGTCGTCACGTCGCCGCTGGAGGTCTGACCGTCTTTGTAGAGGTTGGACGCCAGAAGCTCCGCCATGCGCATCGAGGCGTTCGCCGTCTTGGTCTCGACGACCGAGAACGCCGCCTCACGGCCACGGTTGAGAACGTCATCCGTGCCGTACAGCGTGATGTTCACGTAGTAGAACTTCAGGTTCACGTTGAACGCCGCGTCGGTCACGACGTAGTCGATGTTGAACGTGCCCGTTCGGGTGAACGCGCCGCCGTTCAGCTTCGCGTACATGATGGGGCGAGTAATCGACGACCCGCCGGGAAAAACACGACCATTTCGGATCATGCGCGTAATCAACGGGCTCTCTTTGTAGATCACATCCGTCGATTTGGGCACCAGAAACCGATTGGTAAAAGCGTTGATGTCGGCAACACTTGTTGGGATAGCCATTGCTATTACCTCCTGAACTATTTGGGGTGCTTGCCGGCATCAACGCTGAAGATTCAGCGTCATGCCTAGCCGTTGGTCCCCTGCCAATTTCGGGCCGCGTGCTTCGCCAACTGCCCGCGACCGAGTTCCGCTTTGGAAGCGTCGCCATCGCCGTCCGCTCCCTGAATACTCATAATCCGTTTCATCATCGGCCCCACGTCCGGGGCGCCGTTGTCGTCCGGCATCGAACCGGGGCTCATGCCCCGCTCTGCGAGGACCTTCTCCCGCTCCTCGCGCCGAACCTGCTCCAACTCTTCCTCGCGCTGCTTCGCCGCCCGCTCGTCGCGCTGGCCCTTGATGAAATCGTCGTAGGCCGTGTCCAGATCGGGCTTCTTGTTCTTCAGCGCATATTCGATCAGGCTGTCCGGGTCCAGGATCTCCCCGAACTCCTTGAAGTGCTTCAGGGCAATGACCGGCGTTCGTGTCGCCAGATGCGTGTACCCTTCGAGGTTTTTCTGCATGAACTGCTCGACTCCGGAAGCCTTCTCGGCGATCAGCCGGTCCACGTCTTCCTTTCGGGCCAGTCCGGTTTCCTGGAGTTTGCGGTCCAGGTGGGCATTCAGTTCGTCAAACGTCACTTCGCCTCCTAACTCGATTCGTTGCTGCATCTCCTTCAACCGGGCATCGGCATCCTTGAGCTTCTGGATCTGCTCAAGCTCTCGCTTGGTCGCCCCCATCCCTTCGCCCAGTGCGTCGGGAACCCAATTCTGTCGATACCAGGCATCCCACTGGTCCGCGTGCTCTGCCCGGCCCTGAAGTGCCTCTTCCCTGCGTTGGATCTCACCCATCCGCCGGCTGTAGTCACTCTGCCGAAGCATCGACTCGCGTAACGCTGGATACTTTGCAGCCACATCTTCCAGTACCTTTCGAGCATCCCCATCCGGGATGATCGAAGCCAGCACATCTTCAAAGGCGTTCTTGCTCATTCGGTCCTTCTTGCGCCTTCCGCCTCATGACGGAGCCAGCGCTTCTGCCAAGCCACTAACCCATCGAGATGGCGCCCGCCTGGCTTTGTGGCGCCGGATTACCCGGCATCACCTGATTGCCGTCCGGAGCGGGTTGCTCGGTCGCTTTTACGCGATCCATCAATTCCGCACCAGCCGAAATCATCGCCTTCAGGAACGGCACCGCCGATGGCTTCGTCGCCATCAACACATCGGCAACCTCTTTCAAGGAAGCCGCCACCTCCATCAGCTTCTGTTCGAGAAAAGCCTCCGGAGTAAAACCTTCCGCCCCGCCGGCCTGCGGCGATGGAGGCATACCGGGACCGCCCTGCCCAACAAACTGGACAGCCGGCGAACCCTGCATCTGCCTCGCCACATCGGGCGGGATTGGGGGAGTTGAGGTCATATCAATCCCCCTTTACTTGCTCTGCTTCGTGGCCCGATCGGACATGGGCGCGCCGCCGGACGACTGCCATCCCTTGATCGGCTTCGGGGAAATGTCGGCAGTGGACGCAAAGGATTCAACCTGCCGCCCATTGCTGGAGAACATGTTGCTGGACGGGGTGCTCGCGAGATCCGCTCGCGTCCCAAGGGTGTCGATGGACCCGCCACGGCGAACCGCCTCATCGTGCTCCACATTCCCCGGCCCGCGCTTGAGATCCGCCTTGCTGGCGAAAGAGTCGATACTCATTGCCTATCACCTCCTCGTCGCCTATAAACGACGCTAATACCTAACTACATCCGAACTAGCACAAGAAAAAAGGCCAGTCAAATAATTCGTCAAACAGGAGAGCCGTTCCGCTGCCCTCTGGTCAATCGCAGAGATCCGGCGCCGGATGTAGGCTCTGCGCCCTGCTGCATCGCCATCAACTCTTCATCGGAAACATCATTGATTTCCAACTCCTCCAAGAGCTTCTGCCTGGAAATCGCCTTCCTGTCGAAAAGCTGGATCATCATGAGCTTCGTTCGGTCGCGGGCGCCGCCGTGCATTGATCCTGGCGTCACGCGAACAGGGAAATTCTTCCAGTAGTCAAACTTGTGAATCGGGTCCCGGTTGATCGCACTAGGGTCGCCCATGAAGTCCGGCAGACTCAACCCCTCGTCGCCCGCCAATTCCACGCGCCGATCGCGTCCGTAAAACTGAAGGGTGTTGCTCACAGCTTGGACCCCGCTATCCCGCAAAAACACTTCCGTCAGCCGGCCCTCCAGCCGCGCCCCGGACGGGTTCGCGTCCCGGATCTGCTCAATGGTATCGCCACCGGGGACCTGCTTCTTCCCGCCAAGCACGGCAATATCGAAAATGCCGGTCAGCTTGTCGAACTCGGGACCCAGATAACTGGTCAGTGCCTGAAATACGTAAGAGGGGATCTCGGGCGGGCGCGAAAACTGAATATCCTGCTGCGGGTTCGAGAGCGTCCCGTCCAACCTCAACTTCGAGCCCGGCATATCGGGCAGGAACCGCATCCATGCCTCATTACTAACGCTGGACCCCTTTGCAATCGTGGTGGGGTTCAGTGCCCGCTTCACCATGTCCAGCAACCCTGAGACGATCTGGTTGATAGCATCGTTCATCGGCAGGAGATCGCGATACTTCGACAAACCCCAGAAGCTCCAGAAAACCGGGTTCAGGCGTAGAGTCGCGAACGGATACAGGCCATGCCAGTATGGCGATGGCCCGTCGTAAACAATCGAATCGCCAATGAAAATCACGAGCCGCTTCCGGGGGTAGAGGCGCTGTCCCGGTTTCACCCGATACCACCAATTGTGCTCCTCCAGCGTGAGATTGGGAGCCCTCATGATGACATCAGCCCTGGATTCATTAACGCTCAGGTCGTCGATGTAGTATTCCTGCCATTCGACCGACTTGAACGCCGATGTGTCCAGCGACATATCCGTCGCAGACGGTGAGCGCTGAGAAAGGAACCTCTGCATCTGTGGGGCGAGCCCGCTCCACGTGTGGCTATCAAGGTGATCCGGCTTGGTGTATGCACTCGCACTGCCGGCCAAGTAGGACGACTTCGCATTGCGGTCAATCTCTTTGGCCTTGCGGGGAAACTTCTGGAGCGCGAAGGCGAGCGGCTTCCATGTCCGGTAGAGGACGGCTGTGGACTCCTGGATTCCGAACCCTGGCTGAATCGGCATGACCATATCGGGTCCACATGGTTGCATCCGCATCATGCCCGGCGCCGAAGCGGAGAGCTTGGCGAACCCGGTTCCGCAGACTGCCGCGATGTCTGCGACGCTTACCAGCGACAGGTCCATGTCGTTATTGATCCACTCCTCCTCGATGATTCGGCGGATCATCTTGGCGTGCGCGATCGCATCGGGGTCCTTGCTGCGACTCCGTACCTCGATGTCTGGCCGCGAATCAGTGAGAAGCGCGAGATGGGTTGTTCGCGCCAGCCCCGTCTTGTTGATGTAGGCAGAGCTTTTATACCGGGCGCGGCGCCCGAACTGATTCCACTGGTCCCCTTCGAGGTACTTCTGATACACACGAATTCGGTCTTCTTCCGGAGACATCTTCCGGAACTTGAGGGCTTCCTCGTAAGCCTGCCCCCTCCACGCAGACATTAGAGACTCGTAAGCCTCTGGCTTGTCGGCAACGTCGCCGTCGCCCATGTAAACCGGACCTCGCGGAGTAAGTTGCATCTTCGTCTACACCCACTGACCCGGAATGCCGGCTGTCTCGATCTTTCGCCCTGTGGCATCCACTCGCGCATTTGGGTTCACGTCGTCCGGCATCGACAAACCCTCAGCCCGGCAGTAGTCCCGGACATCCTGCCGCGTCCGCAGAAAGTCTTTTTCCACCCCGCCTTCGGGGTCCCGGCTGGAGCGCCGGCGAACGACATGAATCCCTTCCTCTGTGAACCCCGGCTGCTCACGATCCTGCTGACGAACTCCGTAGGACCCCCACGGCTTCGCCCAGATTGTCTTTGGGGCAGGGAATTGACGCTCCATCGTGGCGCCGCATTCCGGGCACTTGGGGTCCGGCGAGTCCCACGATCGAAGCAGGCTCTCGCAGCGGACCCCATTACGCCCACACCCATCCGCTCGGCAAATGAAGTCGTAAGTAACCAACTAGCCCTCCTGCCGCGCCGACTGCGCCGCCATGACCTCTTGGAGTTTGGCAGCAACCTCTTCGCCCGTGAAGGCGCCTCGGCCCATGAAGGCGCAGAGGATGTCCCACGCATCGCCCGCAAAAGGAATCTGCTGGCCGTCTCGCGAGTTGAAATGGTAGAGCCACCCGTTCTGGAGCGCCATGTTGATGCAGTTCTGGAGAAGTTCATCCACCGTGCAATTCTGGAACGCGGCGATCTCCTTCAGTGGCTCAATGAACGCCGGATCGACGTTGGCTTTGATCGTGTACTGGCCCTGCTCCCGGCCCATGGCCGCACTCACCACGTCCACGATCTCCCTGGGAGACTGGAAGACCTTCCCGCAAGCGTTTTCGAGCGCGTCGAGGTCGCGCTTCGTCATCATCATGCCGCCGTCGGCATGTTGGGCGATGAAGTACTTCGCGAGCCGCGTCAATTCCCTGCCAAGCTCAAAGTCCTTTCCCGCCTGGTCTCGGAGTGCCGCGATGTGGGATTCGCGAACCTCGACAGTCACTGGATGTAGGAACGATTTTTCTTTCGCCATGCTGTCTCCGAACTAGCACAAAAACCGAAAAAAACCAAGACATCTTCTAAAGAGAGTGGTAATCCACCTCAAGTTCGTCCGCAGTCGGGTCTGGATACTTCAAGAGTTCGGCGTGTGGGTCCATCCCAACAGTCGGCTGAATCATAGACCGAATCTTGACGTGCATGGAACTACAGCGGAAGCACCGTCGATAGTCGGATGGCTGGTTTGCCGGCCACCGCTCCCCGCAGCTTTCACACGAAAAGATGTACGGAGCCGACTCCAGGGTGAGTTCGCTCTCCACTCGGAGGATGCCTTTGTCGGAATCCCAATCTCGCTCATGAGCGGTCGCATAGGCGATCATCAGCGCCATGATGCGATCGTCGTGGCCGACGCCGGCGCCCATCTTCGTGGTGGAGTTGTCTTCCTTCCTGAAGTTCAGGATTTCTGTCGCTGTGACCTTACTCCGAATCAGCAGGATGCGATGATCCAGCGCCGTGCGAAGTGCATCATACAGCCTCGACTTGCTGTTGGCTGTCGTCTTCCACCCCAACCCCTGCGTTTCCATGGCGAGGCTGGAAGAGTTAAGGGGACGGAAGATGTTTGGGTACTGGAGTCGAACCCGGAGCGCATGTAAGACGATCCCGCCGCAAGTGTTGTTGATCTCCGATGCCACCATGGCGGTGTTGTAATACTGCCCCAGTCGATTCAGTAACTCAGCGAACGCAGTCGGTGAGATCACGTTTGAGGCAAACTCTGCTACCTGCTCATCTGTGCCCCCAAATCGGTGCCTCTTTATCACCTGAGCAACGCTGTAGTCATGGTCCCCGCCCAACCCCTCGGCAATGTCAGCGCCGATGACATACTGTTCGCCCGGCACCGGGCGCTCCCACACCACAAGGGAGGTGTCCTCGTACCGATGATCGAGAGAGCACCCGCCCAGCCAGCACGTCGCCGTCTTCGGGTTATGACCGTGAAGGTTCAGCGACTTATCGAGGTAGCCAGTGAATTCCGGATCACTCAATGAGCTATTCACGTAAGCCAACTGCTTCTCGTTGAAAAGGCGGATACCAGATAGCCGGAACGCCTCCTCGGCAGTGGAGCATAGCTCCTGGCGCATCTTATTCAGGGACTGCTCATCCGACTCGGAGCTTGTTCGCTTCGTCTCCATGTAGAAAGCCTGCTCATCGGAGAGAGTGAATTCACGAATCACCCCAAAATTGCAGTAGGAGCAAACCGATCCAATCTGCTCCACGCCATTGCTCCGGCGCGGGACGTACTGGAGGCAGAGCTTGTTATCGCAACGAGCCCAATCGCGATTGGCCCGCGCCCGCATGTCTGACTCTTCCTGTTGGATCTTCCACCCAGGCATCACCACGGAGCGGCGCGACTTGTCGAAGAACCAGGGTAAAAACATCGGGCGCCATGGGGCACGGTCGCCCATCTTCACCATGCGCTTCCAGAATTCGTGCGAATAGGTGCCGGCGCCCTTCGCTGTGGACTCAAGGATGCCAAAGGTGTGGGGGCCATCGGCTAGCGCATAGGTGATGTCCTCCTCGATGATGTCGCGGGCCTGCTTCGGGTTCCAGTCTGCCCACTCTGACAGGTGCGCTCCAGCGAGCGCATGTCCCTGCCCGATGCCAGTCAGGGACGTAGCGCCCTTCGCCGTCACCCGACAGTTCATGCCGGGGTTGGTTCGGCGCTCACTGAAATCCTTGCGATCCAAGATCAAGCCGTCCTTGAATTCGCGACTGGCGCACTCCGGGCGCATCCACCACGGCAACTTGTCGTAGATGTGCTGGACATAGCCGAACAACCGGGCCGCGTGGTCATCGTCGTAAGAGACGATGAAGCAATCCGAGTTCCGGTAGAAAACCACACGATGCGCAATCAGCGACTCTGCGACCGTGGAGATACCCAACTGCCGGGCCTTGATTACAACGATGCGCTGTGACAGGCCCTGTGCCTTCATGTGCAGGATTTCGTTCAGAAGAAGCTCTTGCGACTCCCAGAGCTTGAAAAGCTGATCCTCTTTGGTTTCTTTGTTGACGATCCAGAAGTAATTGCGGGCCGCGTAGCTGAAATCGTCCTTACAGCGCTGGATCTCCTGGACGACGACCTGAAGCTCTTTGGCTGTGAGGTAATCCCATGGACTCCCGTGCTTCTTCCCCTGAACCCACATCGCCTCTTTCTCGTCCAGGTGCCGGATCAGTTCGTCCACCCCCTGATCCCTCTCCCATCTCGGCTTTGGTTTGTTGACTATCAGCACTAGAAATGTCCTCAAATTCGGCGTACACGGGCGGCGGCGCCTCGATCGCACGCACATCCGACGCCGGACGATCTATCGCTGCCCGCTCCCGGCTGTCCAGTGCCGCAACAATTGACTCAAAACTCCTCGCCCCGGAGCCCCGCCCGCCGCCGCGCCCACCTGACGCATTCAGAATCTGGTTATTGTTCTGAATCTGCACCTGTGGCCCGATCTCCAGGTACTTCATCATCTTGGCTGTCATCTGGATGATGCCGGGATCGCCCGCCTTCAACTTCTTCTTGATGGCCTCAAACATCCCATCCAAGAGATCAGGGGTATGCTCGCGGAGCTTCCGCTCCTTCTCCCTCTCAACCTGCTTGCGGGTCAGCAAGCGCCGCTTCCCAGTGTTGCCAGTTTCGGGTGCTGCTTCTTGCGTTTCAACTTCAGGCACTAGTCAAACCTTCCTATTGGACTGTGAACGTCCCACCCTTCCGCACCGTGCCGCATGACACCCGGTAGTGGTACGCCCCTGCGCTCAACTCAGTCGCCGTGAACGTGTGCAGCCGCCCGTTCTGAGTGTCTGCCGGGTCCGCGCTGTCGTCACTCGTCGCCGGAACGGACGCCCCCACGTAAACCCGGCACGCCGCCCCGGAGGGCGCCACATACCGCAGCGTGGCCGTGCCTTCCGCCACCGACACCCGCACGCGCTGAATCGGCCGGTCGGGATCGAACAGCCAGCGCGGATCGCTGTAACTCGAATAGATCCCGGTAATCCCCACCGCCTCATTCGTGTGGCAGTTCGCGGAGAATACTTCCGACGCCCGCGCCGAACGGAGGAAGTCAGAAGACCATCGCCCTGCCGCGCACATACCCTCGGCATAGCTCCCACTGTCAGACATGAGGGTATCGTGGCCGACTACCACCGACGGCAGGGTGTACGTGTAGGCAGAAACGAGTTCAGCGTAACTGGTGCCGGGGCGAGAGCAACTGACCGTGGTCCCGCTAGTTCTGGCCCCCCGCGTCGTCACGTTGTAACCGCGCCCACCCCGCCAGGTGCTGCCCGCGATCATGTTATTGCCCTCGACCGCCACAATCAGGACCGTCTCCCCAACCCAGATCGTAAACGGTGGATCACCACACGCCGCGCCGTTCGCCACTGGAATCGTGGTGTCGTTTGCTCCGATGTTCGCCGTGAGCGTGGTGGAATTGTGGAACCGCACCGGATGATGGTACTGTCGCAGCATCGAGGGGTTCGCCCCTGGCTGAGTCGTCACCAACTGGTAGCGTTCGGCGTGGTGCCGAGCAAGGCCACAGGCCATCCCTTCCGTTCGGCACATATCAAAAAACGCCATCGAGATCCACACATCCATCCACGGAGATGTGCCCTCCGACACGATGGCCGTATCCTGCCCACTGCGTTGTGCTGTAGAGCCTCGCACCGTCGAGTGCCGATTTGGGTTCCGGCTGGCTTGCGATTCAATCATGAAGCCGTGACACCATCGGCTCGTGTCCGTCGTCGGATCGTAAGGGTTCGTCGTGCATGGCTCGTAAAAATCTCCGTCCCTGACATTGAAGTACCCCTCACGTTGGGCGAGGACATCAAGAAACTTCTCACGCAGGTAGCCGTGTTGCGGGTCATCGTCCGGCACGATCAGCGAAGCCCGCCAGATGTTCCACGAAAGCCATGCGACCTGCCGATGGTTCGACTCGAAAGAACTCAGCGTCCCCCACGTTCCTTTGCGCTGCCCGGACTGGTGGGCCACCAACTGAGCCCAGAAGAAGACCGTATGCGCAAGAAACGACTGCTCCTGCATAAAGAACCAGTCCCCGGTGATGAGATAGGCCAACTGGGTATGCGTGTGACGATGAGCGCCATCGGGAGACCATCCATTCCAATTATTCGGCGACCATGCGACAGGGCCGACCGCAGAGGGAAGCCCAGTGGTGCTGCCGAATAACCACACGTTCGTCGTCGGACGTGTGTTCAGCGAGAGGGGCATCCCTAGCGCTGGCGTGCTGCCTCGATAGTTGGGCAACCCCGTCACCAACTCACGGTGATGGTGTGGCTGCGAGGTGACATACTCCGCGTTTCCGATCACGATGTCATAGAGGTCTTTCCTTTGCGTGTAGAGCCACAACGCCTCCCAGTGCGGGTAGAAACCGCGATCGCCTCGCCCCCCGGTCGCCGAGTAGTCTCTCGTTCGGTTGCCGCAGACTATCCCCGTCAACGTGCAGGCGAAGGGGAAATCGTTGTTCGTGCCAGCCGACCAGCCCGCCAGCACTCCATTAATGGAGGTCTGTCCCCCTAGCGCCGCTGTCTCCGTGATCGGTCCGAACGGGTAGCGGTAGGGCGGGATCATCTTTGAGTGGCGCAGGTACTCCATGTTGAAGTCGGTGTTGGTGGCGACCGGCTGGTCGCCGTCCCAGAAGGTCTTCCTCCACCACGTCAAGGCAATCCCGCGAATCCCCGCCTGAGTCAGGACAGCGCCCGCCGACGTGCGGAATTCCACGCTGTAGCGCTGATCCTGCCGCTTCGAGGTCCAGTAATTCGCAATGATATTCTCGATCCTCACCCCTGCACCCTGCTGGAACGTCAGAACGAAGATCGGATGCAGGCTCCGGTGCGTGGTGTCATCGGCCCAGGTGCAGGTGTCATAGGGCGCCGTGCAGCCAGCGCCCGCCCAGCCAAAGTCGTAGATCCGGTCCACGCTGGCGTCCTCCGCGATCACCGCTGTCACCAGCGGCCCACGCAGCCAGTAGGTGAAGTGGTTCGCGGTCAGCATCGTGCGGGCGTTTGCCGTGCGCTGAGTCGTCGCGCCCACCGGATCGGCGGACACCCGCATCTCCGCATCCCATGTCCCGCCGTTCGCTGCCAGCATCCCCGCGCCATCCAGCCCCGCTGCCTCGCACGTTGCCTGATTGCCGAGGTGACAGGCGTTGGCCGAGTCGCGGAAGTCCACCACGATGCTGCTGAGTGCCGGGATCGCTGCCTGAAAGTGGATGATGGCGTACCGCACGCTGCCATCCGGCCAGCGGTTCTTCACGTCCACCTGCCACGCCGATGCCGCCGCGTTCGAGACGAACGGCTGAGGGTAGTTGACAATCTCACCCTGAGCGAACCAACGGGGAACGCGATGGGCTTGCGAGGCCGGCACCTCGTTCGTGGTGGAGATTGTCACCGCGTTCGACAGGCTCCAGAGGGGGAGGGCCAGTAGGGTCAGGAGGAGGAGTTTCATCGGACCCCCGCCGAGGCCCCAAACTGCCCCTTGAAGGACCAGTAATCAACGTCGATGTGCTTGGCTCCGGTCGAGTCCGTCTGGACATAAAACCACGGATGGCCGTTCGCGGCGTCGGTCCAGAACGAAGACCCATCCGCGATGGTGAGGTCGCAGCCCGACACGCAGGCCGTGATCGGGGTGCCGCTGTCGAGTTGCGCGTAGACCTTTTTGTTCGTCCCGTCTGTGTAGACCCGGAAGGTGTGCCATGCCGTGTCCAGCGCCACCCCGGTCGAGACGGATGCCTGCTCACCGCCCGCGCCCCAGACCACTTCAAAGTTCCCGGTTACTGGCCGCAGCCCGATCCCGCGCGACACGCTCAGTCCGTTCGATGCCCACACCCCGAACGCGATTCGGAAGGTGATGTCGGCGGACTGCCCCAGTCGGAAGATCTTCTTCTCCTCCCAGATCTTCGTGGTGTCGGTGTAGATGTTTCCGAAGATCTGAGATCCTGTTGGGGACAAAGACACTACCCCGTTGTTTCCACTCGTCGCGCCCGACGCCACCCGCAGAACACCGTAATAGGGGCGCGCGCCCGTCTGGAGAGAGACGGTCGCGTTCGAGTTGAACCATCCGAGCGCCCCGATCTGGAGCGAGGTCGTACCGCCGCTGACAAACTCTTCAGCGGCGCAGACCCACCGGGCATCACCCGGCAGGCAAGGCACGTCCGAGAGTTCAATCCCCCCTCCGCCGCCGCTCGTCACAGCGGTCCAGGTATTCGCCGCCGTACACAGCATCAGGTTTGAGCCGGCTTCCGCATCCGAGTCGAAAAACTGCTCACCTACGGTACACGTCGCCGGAGCCGTCGTCCCCACCTTCGCAGGAATGGTCCAGAAAGAATCCGAGGCGTCCCAATATCCCTTCAGGACTCTCGACCCATTGATTGTTTCAACGCTGCCCCAAAGAAGGGCGACGATGCCCAGAAACAGAAAAATCAGTGTGCGCTTCATCGCTAGAAACTCCTCACAATCGTTGCCCCAAACTGGAACCCATTCGCGACCGCAATCCCCGCTCCGGTGAAATTGCAGATCTTCACCGTCATCTGGTCGATGCCGGCCACGTAGTACTCCACGATCAGACTGGCAGGCAGTCCCGCCGGCCTGGCTCCCGCTACCGAATCCCCAGACAGCGCCCCCGGGAATGCATACGTCTGCGTCGGACACGCGCCCGCCGCGATCGTCCCCCAATCGTTCACCGTGGCTGCCACCTTCAGAAACATCGGCACCAGCGCCGGGTTGACCCCGAGCGGGGCTCCCTCACTGCCATCCCCCACCAGCGACTCGTCCGTCACCACGGTGCCCGACCCGCCTTCGCCGCCGCCCGTGTTGGTGATCGTGATGATGTCCATTCCCTCTGTCACGCTGATTCCGGTTCCCGCCACCAGAGTCCGCGCCGTCACGTTCGTCCCGGTCTTCAGTACCTGCGCACCGGCGCCCGAATTCGCAACGCTTGTCGTATCGCCGCTCCCACTACCACTGCTGCTCCCGCCGCCGCCTGACACGTTGACAGCGAACGCCCCGGACTGCGGAACCGCGAACGTCAAGCGGGATTCATTGTCGCTGAGGTGTTGCAGTGAGCCAGCATCCACACTCGACCCGCCGCTGTCGTACACCTGATACACCAGCGCCCGGTGTCCCGCATTGTGCTCAATGTCGATCGTCGTCACATTGTCCAGAGGAATCCAGAGATTCGGCGATGACCCGGACCCACCACCAGGGATCAGCAATAAACGACCCGCCTGCGCCACCGCAAACGGGACCGTCACGTCAAACTGGCCTTCCCCCGCATCGGTCTGGCACTCGCCGGCGCCGGCGGCCACGACCTTGACCCCAGTGGAAGTCGCCTCCTGCGTCACGATCGCGAAGTCACAACTCCCGATCCCATGCTCCGCCGCCGTAACAGTCCAAGTGGTAGCTGGCTCCGTGAATTCCTTAACGAACGTCGCCGTCGTTGTCGAACCTTCAACACCCCCCACCCCACACGCAGCCGCTGCGACCTCCAGCGATTGTCCGTCTGCCGCCACTTGCACGCACCGGCCCGCCGTCCAGGACGTGCGCCCTGTTCCACCCATGTTCACGCCCAACGTGGAAGACAGACCCCCGGCTGTTCCTGTCGTATTCTGATTCAGCGTCGGAAAGTTCGTCAGATTCGCCGCGCTCACCGCCGGCAGTTGCCCCGACTCATTCAACTGCACCAGATTGTTCGCCGCCGCACCAACCGTGTACGACGTGCCCCACGCGCTACCCGTCGAATTCGGAACGCCGGCTCCGGGATAGATCATCTCCCCGCCACCGCTGCTCCCGCAAGCGGCTCCCGCACTCTCCAATTGCGTTCCGTCCGCGCTTACTTGAACACACCGGCCCGCTACCCACGTCCCCTGGTTTGTGCCGCCACGCGCCAGCGGGATTGTCCCTGTGGCGATTTTGCTCGCGTCCAGCGCCGGGATGCGTGCCGCATCGAACGTCCCGCTGGAAATCTGCGAAGCAGCCAACTCAAGCGCAGACTCAACAACATCCCAATCGATGTAATTGCCACTCTCGGACACAGTGACTCGCGCACTACCGGCCCGCGCACGTCGAAACTGCAAATCCACCGAATTCTTCGAGACGAAGAAGCTCGCCGCCCCAGTCCCCAAATTCGATGCCGTGTTCGCTTCGCCTCCAGTGGCGCCAGGAGCCGTGGCGCACTCAATCCGGCCCGTTGCTGTGTTCAGCGTGAGGAAGTTGTTCGCGCCGACGCAAAGAGAAAGATTCCCAACAGGCTTGCCGCCCAAGGCGTTCCCGCCGCCGCCGCCGACCCCCATTTGTCCGAATACCCCGATCGCCGTCAAGGCTGCCAACAGAAGCAATCGCTGGAACATTTGACTCTCCTAGTACCTAACGAATGTGCGCGGACACCAGCCCAGCATCCCCGTTGTTATCCGCATCCAGGTACAAGTCATGCGGCTTGATCGTGTTCAGGGCGTTGTACTCGCCAAACGCCCAAGTGCTGCCCTGTGGGATGATCGCCAGGACGCCGGCCAGCGTGGTCCGATTCATGTCTGCGTACCCCAAGTACAGCGGGCCGGTATTGTCCGTGAGCGCCTGGATATTCAGCTTGCTCACAACCATCTGCTCGAACTCGCTGTCGGATGGGAAGTTCGCCGTCAATCGAACCGGCGTTCCCGCCGCAGCCACAGCCACTTTCCCTAATGGAACGGGGTTCATCGTAATCGGCATACCTAATACCTCCCCTCCGAACTAGCACAAAAAGGCAATCGGCTCAATCCAATAAAAAACCCGGCGAGCCAAGAAGACCCGCCGGGGACCCGAAAGGAGGAGGATTGGGGTAAATCTGATCTCCGCTGGTTACTTGCCGCCCCGGATGAAGGCCATCTCTTCAGGAGATCGGCTTGCGCGCCACATTGCCGCTTTCTCGGCGCCCGACTGTGCGGCCTCATCCGCATCACCACCAACACCACCCCGCCCCGATTGCGGGTCAAAGGCCCGGATCGGCTCAATGCGAGGCTTGACCTCTCTGTGTCCAACAAAGAATCGGGAGCGGGCCGCGTCCTTGATCTCGCGAATCTTCTCGCTGAGGCCGATCTTCTCCTGCGTGGTGGCGAAGATCGCGTAAGGCCCATCCTGGCTGCCTTCTGGGTTATACGCCAGCCGGACGATCTTGAGCCCTTCGTCCGGGCGGATCTGCCGGAACAAGCGAAGAGGCGCCTCCTCCCCCATGTCAACATCGAGAATCGGGGGCGCGGAGTTCTCCAGATGATCGCGGATGGTGTCCACGTCGAAGTACTCAAAGTCAGCCGGACGAACCGTATCCACCCGGACTCGGCGCGGCGGCGCGATCGGCTCATCATCCGCCAGTGACACTGGCACCGTCACCCCGGCGTCCGACGCCGGATGTACTGAATGAACCTTGAACGACTTCTCCTCTGCCGAAATCACCCGGCCTGGATCGTCCCGACAGGCGCCGGGGAGCGGGGGGCGAGGGGCGAGGCTAGCCTGCGCCGGCACCGCCGCCAGAACCCCGCTCCCCATGATCTGCTCCGTGATCTGAATGCTTCTGGCAATCTCTTCCGCAATCTCGCTCGCCGTGGCGCCGGCGGGGACCCGCCCCAACGCGCCCGCGATCACTGTCTTCAACGTGCCAAAATCCATCTCAACTCCTTCCGTTACTCGAAGCCCGGCGTTTTTTTTTCGCTCCACGCGCCGGACTCATCCATCCCTTCCGTGTTCAAGCGGAAATCAGCGTTGGTGTGCTGGACGTAAAGAGCGTCCCGGTCCTCTTCCGTCAAAACCTGGACCTGCTCACGATCATCCGCTGGAGGTGCGTCGCGCACAATGACATCGACAAACCGGCCAATGGACTTCTCCAGGCGAAGTGCGGTTTCACCCGCCGTCTGGAATGCCTTCATCATCCCTTCCGCGTACCGATCGCCATTACGATAGGACTCAAGGAGTCCGGTCATGATGACCGTAAGAGCGGCCTGCGATTCGGCCAACTGCTTCGCGGACGCAACGAGGTCGCGAAGCAGTTCCGTCCGCTGTGCCTCACGAGACTGCATGTACTTGCGGACGCGGGGAACCACAAGAAAAACCAAGAGAATAAGCGCCAGATTGGCTGTCGCTATGACCCAAAATGCTGAACCTTGCATGTTATCGAGACTCCTTCTGTCTCCCGCGCCGCGCCTCATTCAGCCGGCACGATTCGTCGTGGTCCATTGGGCAGTCCTGTCTTTTGTCGTAAGCCGACTGCACCATGTCTGCCATCAACTCAAGGCTCCTTGAGATGTTGACTTGAGCCACCGTGTTCTCCTTGATGACAACAGCCAAGTTGGCGGCCAACCGATTGTCGGCCTCGCGAATGCGATCCTCCCTCTCCCTCGTCGCCTTCGTATCCTCCCGCCAGTACTTGAACATGACGAGAACCAGGGAAAACATCAAAACAGCGAAAGTCTGCTCCGAGATCCATTGGGCATTCGGGATGCCGACCCCGGAAACGAAAAGAGAGAGCATACCCATGGGCGGGACCACGTATGGGGCAGCATCCTTCAAAAATAAGAGCACAGGCAGAAGCCCTCCTGTGTCTGAACTAGCACAATTGCTTAGTCTGGGCAATGATTCACGGGTAATTGCTGCCGGCATTTTTTGCTATACCCCCGTTGACCCAAAGCCCCCCTCGCCCCTATCCGAATCCGACAAAGATTCACCATCCACGGCGACTTCAACGTCTGGCGCGAGGTACGGCATGAAGACGATTTGCGCGACGCGGGACCCTGCGGGAATGAGCTTCTCGAAACCCATCTCACCAGTGCCGTCCATCCGGTTGAACGTCATCCCGGACCACACCAAGATGACCCCGACATCGCCCCGGTATCCGGGGTCAATCGTGCCCGGCGAGTTGAAAACGCAGACGCCTTCCTTGAGGGCGAACCCGCTTCGACTGCGAACCTCTGCCTGCACGCCGGCGGGCAGTTCCATCCTGAGTCCCGTCTTCACGAGCACCGGGACATGCGGGCGGAGAACCACCTCCTCGATCGAGAACAGGTCCATGCCGGCGTCTTCACTCGGCCCATGCGCGAATCTTGGGATCTGCGCCAAAGGCGATGTCTTCAGAATCCGGACTTTGAGCGGCGGCGGGATCGGCGCGGTTTGCGACTCCGCGACCTGCGCTTGCGCCTGAACTGCTTGCGTGCCCTTACTCTTCAACCTAGTACCTCCATTCGTAGTTAGATCTTCACTTCCGCTTTTGCGGTTTCAACCTGAGTTTCCGCTCCCGGCACATCGCAGAATTGCACTCGATGCACATGGACATCCAGACGCCCGTTGCGTACCGATAGAACTCACCGATCGGGCGAAGGGCTTGCGACTTTGGGCAGCGGGTACAGATCTTGTAGTTCATGCCAAACCGCCGGATTCCGAAATCCTCGTAAAAAGCCCAGCATGACTCTTCTTCACTGTACGCGGCGGCGAGGCGCTTACGCTTCTTAGGGATGTCGGCGCCAAAGCGCCGCATCACTTCAGCGTACTGAATCGTCTCCAACTCGACCCGCTGAAAAAAGTAACCCTTGATTCGGGCGAGGCTTTTTTGAGACGGGCCATCGCGCAAGTCGTACAGGCTCGCCACCGCGATCGACGGGAACTTGGCGGCCAAACATTGCGCCGCTTTTGCCCCCATCAAGGCAAGCGCCTTGCGGTAGGTCGCATGAGCCCGCTGCCTGGAAACGCTACGGAACCCGAACCCGCCAAGAGCCTCACCAACTTGCGTCATGCTGAGCGGGGTCCCGTCATGGTACACCCCGCATCTCAACTTAACGACAAGCTCCTGCGCGGGGCTCAACGGCATCACAGCCAAGGCCATGCACTCAGCCACGCGAAGATCGAGCGCCTCCACGTAGCCGGGGCGCCGGGCGGCGATCACTTCAGACGCTTTATGTGTGGACCGAACCAAGGTTTCTCCTTCTGACATTCAGGACAGTACTTGCCAGTTCGGTTGTAGGTCCAAAAGACCTTACCGCACCGAACCCTATCCTTGCCAATACTCTCGCAGACTTTGCGAATTAGCTTCTTCGGGAATACGAATCCCAATCCTCATCCGCTCTGACATAGTCGCTTCCCTGGTTTGCGGCTACCGTATGTCAGATTTCAGTCCGCGTGCAGTATCCCTGCCAGCGAGCCAACCTATCACATTCAACCTAACGCTTAACCCAGGGCCATCGTTGTCATGACCGCGACATCCGAGCCAGCTTGGCAACATTCTGAGACATATACTGGTTCACGCTCTTAATCATCTGGGCGTGAACTTCGTACATCCAGTACGTGTTGCCAGAGTGAGCGTCGATATACCTTCGACGCTGCAACCGGCCCTCAACCCAAACCACATCACCCTTGTCGAACTTCTCGACCCAGTCCTTGTTCCACGCGAGAACCTCGACAATATCGGACTCCCGTTCAACTCTTCCGCTGGATGCCTTCATCCACTCACGCTCGGTCTCAACCTCAAACCGAAAGTAGAATGAACTCGCCGAAATCGTAACCAATTCCGGCTTATCCAGCAAAGCCCCTACTAGAATCACTCGGTTCATCATAAACGTCACCTTCTAGGGCTATTCGATTTATTGTGCAAGTGGCCTATCACTTACCGGCAGAATCCAATGCACATCCGTATCGTACATTGAACCGCCGCTAAAGTCAATAGGTCGCCTGCTGCCTTGGTTTTGTTACTCTGGGACTAGAGGCGACACTGGTACTAAAATGGGACTTGGTCGTCGCCGAAGCCAGTGTCCCATGGCTCCGTCCCACCGCCATCGTGTCCACCGCCATCGTGTCCACCGCCAGCGTTTCGCGGCTGCGATCTCTCACCGGACCCGGACCCCGATCCGCAGAGGATCACATCGGAGGCGACAACATCGGTATAGTACCTCGTCTCCTCGCCCGGTTTCTCGACCTTCCGGTGAGCAAGCCGGCCCTCGACAAGCAACTTTGTCCCTTTGGTCAGGTAGCTGAGAAGACCTTCCCGCCCCCAGAGCGTGACTCGGTGCCAGTCGGTTTCATCGTGGTAGTTCTCGCCACGCTTGACCGACCTTGTCGTCGCCACGCTCAGGGCTGTCACCGGGGTCCCATCCTGCATGTAGCGGGTTTCCGCGTCTTTCCCGAGGTGCCCAAGCAATTGGACGCGATTCAATGATTTCGACATCTAGTACCTTCTTCTCCTGGAACAATTCAAACAGTCAATAAGAGGGGCGGCGATTCACTCCCCGCCCCAGAACAGAAGCCATCTACGCGGGCAAGGGCTTGATCCCGTCCCGCATGGCGCCCACCAACTCGACATGGGGCATGTAATACTGCCGCAGGAAGGCGACAACAAGAGGGTCGTCGTCGTAAATGCGGCTCACCTGGGCCGGGTCGCAGTACCGCTCCAGCATGTCCAACTTCACATCCGGCGCCGGACGCCGATCCCCCGTCGCCCGCATGACGAGCATTTCAGCGACTTCGTAGAGCCCGTGATGGCGAAGCCACTCCTCTGTGAGTTGCCGGCAGGACTCTTCGCGCCCTGTCATGTAGATGATGCGGTGCCCGGAGCGATGATGCTCCATCAGGACTTCGATCATCTTGGGTATGGGCTTGTCGTTCGGAATGCCCGCCGCCGCCGCGTCCCAATCGAAATCTTCCTGGTCGCGGGCCTGCATCCGGTGGGAACTGTCAGCTAACGTCCCGTCCAAATCGAAGATGACATCAACGCCGTCATACTTCCGGCTCAGGTACTGCCTTGCCATGCCGGCGATCACCGTCCGGCCTACCCGCGCATCACCGCGCACGGAGTCCCGCCGAACGCACTCCTCGAACGGGGTATTGACGAAGTCAATCTCCAGCGTGACACCGTAGTCGTCCGCAATCGCGGCCCACCCCGTTTGGTGTCGCCACCCCAGATTTGTGTCGTCAACGATCACCGACACCCCATTCGCGAGCGCCCTGGCGGCGATCGCGAACTGAGCGGATCGCGTGATTTCTTCCTGCTCGCGGCTCCAGGGACGGCCCGCGTGCAGCATCTCGCGCAAGGAGTCCTTATTCACGCGAATCGTGGGTGCCTTCGCGGCCTCCACTAGGGATCTCGCCCTGGTACTCTTGCCGCTCGCAGGCAGGCCGGAAAGAATGGTCAACCGAAGTTGGTCAAAGCCCATCACTCAAAAACCTCCATATCCAGAATGAGAAATCGCAAGATTTCCCCCTACAAGCATCGACCCATAGCCCGGCGATGACAAACCGGAACCAAAGGTATTACGCTTGTTATACAATAAATCACGGCACTTGTCAACCAGTGATAGCTCTGAACTACTATCGCTGCGCATTGTTTTCTGCCGCAGACAGCATTTTGATGCCGCTCTCCAGAAAGGCTTCGTAGAAAGTCTGCCCGTTTGGCGCCTGAGCGTAGGGCAGGAACACTTGATCCACCGTAACCATCCCGGTCTGAATCAGCGCAAGCTGCGCCTCCACCCAGCGAAGGATCTGCCTCCAAGCGACCCGAACGGCTTGCTGCCGGATTGCCTGCCGGTCACGCACGGACACCCGCTTCTTTCGCAGTGCAGATTCGATGGGGTCGATATTGGCCGGCAGTGCGTAGCTGACCAAGTGCCCGCCAACGGGGACACTGAAGCAAACACCAGATACGTCGCCCTCAGGACTATATGAATGGCTGATCTGCCGCGCCCCAGCCTCCACCAATTTTGTCGTGATCTCGCTAACCGTCTTAGACGCAGAGATTGAGGTTGTTTCCATGAAAATACGCTTAGGCATGGTAGTTTTCTCCTATAAACTCACCAGCGCGTGCAGCGCCGGGGTGCGGTGGTGGAGGGTGGTCAGGTCAGGCATCAAATCACCCTCCCTGAGTTGTCCACAAGTAGCCGCTGCATCTGCGTGACAGTGCGGCCAGCAAGCGGCGGAGTCACCATCGCCAGAACGTCCTCATTGCTCTCCCACCAGACGCGGTGTGGTGTCCCCGCGACGGTGGACGGTAAGCGGTCCGAGGGACAAAGAATGACGGTGAACGCCGTATCCCCCGCGTCCTCGATTCGCACCATTGCATTGACTGGCGGATACCAGTGGAAGCCGAGGCGGGCGCCGCGGATGGTTTGGCCGAAGGTGGGGCGGCCTTTTTTATGGTGGAGGGTGGTCAGGTCACTCATGCTCCACCCCCATCGCGCAACCTGTACGGCGTGCGCTTCTCCCACCTCTCAAAGTGGCGTTCGTCGTTGGCGGTATCCACCCGGTAGGTGAATTCCCTTTGCAATTTGTGCTTCATCAGATAGTTCATGATTTCCACCGCCACGGATTTCTTGACGCGGTATGTGGCCCATGCCCAATTCGCCGCGCCAGCCCATCCCTCATGCCGAAACTTTCGCCGCCCGATGCGCAGATGTTCGCCAGTGGACAGGAAAGCTGCGCCACGATCCCAGAAAATGCTTTCGACTTCAACGCCGAAGGCATCAAACCGCATCAAGTGATGCCCCTCAAACCCGTTGTCTCCCCCATGGCACACGTGAACGAGTACGACCTTTTCACTCACGCCCCACCCCCATCGCGGCGTGCATCCGCGAATCGGGTTCCAGGTTGCGTCGGTCCATTCGATCTTGCTGTTTTCAGCCATTCGCTTTTCCTCCAAACCCGCTCCCACCAGGGCGACCTTCACCGTCCGCCACCTCGATCTCGGACTCCCCAAGTTCAGCAACCAGCCGAAACTCATGGGACAGGTCGATCAATTCCTCTGCGAGTTCGGGGTACCGCCGGAGGTAGTTCTCAAGTGTTTGGCGGTCATGTTGCGGTTCTACCGAAAACGCGAACAAGACGTCTTCTGCCAGTCTTCGGTCAATCATCTGCTTCTCCTTTGGGAGACAGGAGATCGCGGAGCGTCGCGTAGCAGTTCGCGCAGCCGGGGGAGATTTTCTGGCAGTGGTGGCCGATCTTGCCCGTCTCCAGGTTACGGAAGCGGATGGGGTTGATGGTGTGGCCGCGTGATCCGTCGCGGTTCGTGACCCACTCGATCTTGGTTTCAGGCATCGCGGCCCTCCGCCTGCGCGAGCGCGGCGCTATCGAATCGAAATTGAGACATGGTTGAATATCCACCACAGAATGAACGGACTTCCCAATACCAGCAAGACGATAAACGCCAAGCCAAACCAAAGAATGATCTCGATTCCCTTGAATGGGTTCATGATTTCGACTACTCCGCCTGCGCGAGCGCGGCCGCCACAGCCGCGTCGAAGTCCGCGTCCTTTGCGCTGTACTCGCGCACCGCCTCCGGGGTGTCCAGCGTCAGGCACACATCCCAGACGCCAGCGCTGCGGATGCAGTAGGCGGCGCGGTATTGCGGGTCGGCGGCTTCCCACTTCTCCAGCCGCTCCTTCTGGGTCATGTCAGCCATCCCGGGCCTCCCGCTTCCGCGCTGTGACGACCAGATCCATGTCGAGGCGGTCGAGCATCTGGGCGACCTCGGTGAAGGTGAGGTTGAATTTGCCCTGCATGAGTTGGATGATGTGCCAGTGGTTCGGCGAACCCGTTGCTTCGGCGAGTTGTCCCTCATCCCATCCGCGCTCCACCATCACGTCCGCGAAAAGTTGCGCCACGTCCATGCGTGCCTTTTCGTCCACGTACTTCCGGCGAAACTCCGGGTCTTTCAGCATGGTTTCGAGGGTGGTTTCAGCCATTCTGGGCCTCCTCCGCGCTGAGCACGCTCTGCCGCTTGAGTTTCGTGATCTGCCCCTTGAGTGCTGCGATGCGGCGCTTGAGCCGTTCTTCGCGCCGGAGTGCGTCGTTGTACCAGCGCTTGTAGTCGTCGCGCTCCCTGATGATCCGGACATGGTACTCCGCCATCGCCTCCGTCGCGTTGGCGATGCGCTGGAGGCAGCCCACTTTGATTTGGTCGTCGTTCAGCGTGGGGGACCGGTCGGGCCTGTGCCAAGCGACCTTGGATCGATCGATGTAGGATATGGTGTCAGCCATTCTGCTCTCCCTTCTCCGCGTCGAGGGCGGCGAGGGCGGCGCGAACCTGATTAACGTAGCCATTCCAAAGGGCATACTTGTCGTCGTCATGCCCGGTGTCGCTGAACCTATAGCCCGGCAGCCCCCGCATCGCCTCCCGCTTGGCCTCGCGGCGGACGCGGGCGAGGATGGGGGCGGGGTCCGACAACTCCGCCAGTACGCCAGCGAAACGCGCCTCAGCATACGTTCCGGCGACGTCCTGCCGGCACGCCTCGATCTCCTGACGGGCGATGTCCAGCGCCGCCGCCAGCGCCGCCTCCCGCTCCCGCGCGGCGGCGAGGTCGTTGCGGTAGCCATCCACCTGCCCGCGCAGTTGCTCGATGGTCAGCCTGATATACTCCCCGATGGTGTCCACCGTGTCACCGTCTGGCTCGGGTTCAAATCCGACCGAAGAAGCAATACTGCGGAGTTCACGGGAGCAATCGGCCTCCCATTCGTCGAGATCGCGGCGCAGGGCGTGCGTTGCCTCCTCCGCTTGTTCTTCAGCCTGTTCTGCCCGCTCCTTCGCGGCGGATGATTCGGCTTCGAGGGCGGCAATGCGGGCCTCCAATGGACCTGTGGAGGCGATGCAATTCACTACGCCGTTGTCGTCCACTGTGATGCCCCGGTTGGCGAGAATGGCTTTTTGCTCGGGGGTCAGTTTACTCATCGACGGCCTCCAACTCCTCGCCCGTAACCGCCAGGTACGCGGCGCGGGCGGTCTGGGCGGGGGTAGCAGACAGTAAATCCCACATGTCTGTATACCCGGCCCCAACCATCTGCCAGTCCGAGCCCACAACGGCGGTCAGGGCGTCGATAAACTCAGAGATTCGCCGGAACTCCCTCACTCGCGCGCGCACCAGCGCGGCGGCGTTGTGGTCTGTGGCGAAGTCATACCCACGTTCCCAGTAATCAACACCATCCACGGAAATGCGATACCGATACCCCACTTCTCCCGCCATCGTAGACGGCTTTGTGTCCCACCCCATCACCCGCTCCGCAATCGCGACGTTAAAGTCTTTCTTCTTCATGGCTGGCTCCCGCCGCCAACCAGTTTCTCTTTCGGCGCCCGCAACTCCATGAGGATCTGCTGGTACTCCATCATAAGCTGCCCGTAGGCTTGCGCCACCATGGGCAGGGCGTGGAAAGTGTCCCCCCAACTGTGCAGGCTTTGCCCACCCAAAACCCGCCCATCGGGGTAGCGAGTGTCCGCTTTGGCAACCAGGACGACATCCTGGATTCCGAATTCTTCCCGCGCCGATGCAACGGCGGCATAGAAAGCGGCTAGCGCCGCATTGGTCTCCTCTGGGCCGTCGAATGGCGGCATGTCGGCTTTGGTTTTTTTCTTCTCACGCATCTTCCTGTTCTCCTTTTCCTGCTGGTATCTCTTCTTCGCGCTTCACTTTCACTGAGATTGCATGGAAACTCTGGTCCAGCCAATTGGAGAACCGGAGAGCGCCTGGCGCGAAATGCAGAGAGATCTCGCTGCCGGCGGCGTCGTTTCTCTGTGTGACTGCCCGCACAACTTCGCCTTTGTCCATTTCGATGAGTGTAAACAGAACCTTTTTGCCTCCGTTGGCGACACCGGCGACGCGGAGACCCAGCATAATCAGGAGGGCTCCCAAGTAAATCAACATGCCTCCTCCTTTTCGGGGGCACCTTCACCCGCTTCGCTTTCGGCGTCCGGCGCCGGATGTTCCGCCGGCTCAACCGTAGCGGACGCCAATTCGATCTTGAACGATGGGAGGGGGATCTTGCACGCGAACGGCTCGCCGTCCGGGCCGATTCCGGCGACACTCACGGAAGACATGTCTTTGCTTTGCGACCAGACGACCGTTCTGTCGTTAATGCCGGGATCGACATACACCTTGAGGCCGCCCAAGAGAGACGACAGAGCCGGGAGGCTCACCAACTCAAGGTTGCGGGCAATCTCAGAATTTGGATTGATCGTAGTGAATCTCTGGGGATCATCCGGGCTGGCGACTTGGCTGGCGCGCGCGCGGCATTCCTCTATCGCTTGATGCACCCCCTCCCAGAACGAGGTAAGAGGGGACACTCCTTTTGCTTCAGGCTGGTTCATCCCCCGATGGACCTCTCGCCCAAACTCAGTCAAGACGAACACGTCATCGGGATCATCCTTCCGTGTTGGCATTCGTGGTTCCTTTCTGCTTCTGCTCCTGCTCGGCTTTACGTCTGGATCGCTCTCTGGACTGAACCCGGTTCCACGTGGCGGCGCATGGCGGGCAACGCTTGGCGTTTCTGGCCGGGGACCGCCACGGCTGACCGCAATCGAAGCAATACACGACGACGGTGGGCACGATCGCGGGCATCGGCGGAGGTGCGGAACTCACTTCCGGCTCTCGCTCTGTTCGCTGGGCTCTGGCTTGCCGGCATCCTCCAGTACTTTGACGACGGCGGCGTATTCGCGCGGGGACGGCTTGACGGAGCCGCGCACCCAGCAGCGGACGGTTTCCACCGACACACCGCAAGCGTCTGCAATGAACAGCACCGGGACGCCGGACTCTTCAATGCGGTCGCCGATGCTCTTCGTGTTCCGGACGCTGTTGGCGATGTCGCGAGCGCGTTTTTTGGCTCCCTGGATTTGCGCCCACGCAGCATCCAGCGTCGCGCTGGTGAATTGCGCCAGCCTCTTCGGCACGCTGGGCGCCGGCCACTGGCGGATGCCGCAGAGGAACATTTCTAACGCGGCCCGGTTCACCTGATCGGACGCACTATGAGGTTGCGACGGCGCGGCGCCTTTGGGGTACATGCCGCAACCGTGGGTGATTGCCTTGCGGTGAACAAAATGAGCGGAGTTGACGCTCTCGCTATCTGCTTGCACTGGTTGATTCACTCAAACCTCCAATCCTGAAACCTTCAAACAATTACTCAGCCACTCGCATTTCACTCGTGCAGTTCTTCTGCCGCCATGTCGAACAAGCTCCCCCCGACAACTTCGGAGGCTGGCTCTGCCTCATCCGTCCGAACGATCCCCCCGCATAGGGTGTCCACGATGCCGGGGACATCGCCCGGCGCTTCAGACCGGGCCTGCTTGGAGCGTTCGATCTGTTTCAGTTTCTTGTCGATCGAGTCGAGGAGCCAGCCAGCGAGGATGATTTCATCGTGGAGCCCGAGCTTGAAACTGGAGGTCTGCAAACTTCCCGGCAGCGCCCACGCAACAGTCACAAACCTTGGGCCGGAAGCCTCCCGCGATTTTGTCGCCGGGGTGTATTCGACTCGGGTGATGGCCTGAAACGTCTGGTCAGATTTCGTGACCACGCCGCCCGGCAGGTCAATAATCAGCGTCTTGTTGTAGGGTCCGGCTCTCATTGGTGGGTGCTCTCTTTCCTTCCTTCGCTGTCTTCGCGCTCTGCTTCTTCGATGAGTTGGTCGATCGCGTCCAGGCTTTCGCAGATTCCTTCGGACGGCCCCGGATTCGGCGGCATCTTGAATGGCTGGATCTCGACCTTGGGTGCGTCCGGCGTCGGACGCTGAATATGGATACCTGTCGCCGGCAGCCACTGGACCGCAGGCTGGTCGTCGGCACGGTCAGGGGCCGATTCGGGTTGGCGCACCTCCACGATGCCATGCACGTCCTCAAGGGAGGCCCAGTACATTTCGGAACCATCCTCGGGTTGCAGGAGTATCCATTTCAGATCGAGGTCGATCGCGGCGAGGGTAGCGCGACGCGGGGGCGAATCATTGCTACGCCACCGGATCTCAACCAACCGTCCAATCCAGGAAGCCATGTCGTTCACGGCTCGGTTATGGCGATATGTGACCATATTTGCTAACCAATCAATCTTTTCAGTCCGGGTCGCGTTGTACCTTATCCTCGTTTTGCGAGTTTCGCGACCCGGTGCCACTGTCCGGTGGAGCCGGGTCGCGCCCGGCGCGCTGGCTGCAAGAGTGCAGCCGGAAACCGTAAAACTTGGCCTAGCTCAAAACCTGCACGCCTTGCTCCGGCGAAAGCACGCCAACGCCATAGAGCAGATCCACCGTGAACTGCTGCGCCAGCGTGTTCGGCTGGTAGCTCATCAGCACCCGCATGCCGAAGTTGCCCAGCTCCGCGTACTCCGCGAGCATGCCCGAACCGGGTTGAGGCTTCTGCAACCGCCGGATCGCCAGGCCGATCGCGCTCTTCGCGAACGCCATGTTGTGCGTCGTCACCGGGCTCGCCCCCGTCTTCGGCACGAAGTGCGACCGGAACACGTAGAAGTCCTTCAACTTCCCGATCGTCCCGTCCACCAGCGCCCGCAAACCGGCTTCGCCCGCCGTGTTGTACTCGCTGAAGTTCTTCATCTGCCTCAGATGCGAGTAAGCATATGGGTCCACCACCATGTACTTCGGCTCGTTGGTCGCCACGTTCGCGTTGAACAGCGTCGTCTCCGCCGCGTCAATCACGCCTTCCGCCAGCGGCGTCCCCCCCGTGCCCAGCGGCGCGTTCACCGTGAACTGGCTGTACAACCCCAGCAGATCGCTCTCCACCCGCTCCGCCAGCGCCACCATCGCGGGTTGCATGTACAGCCGCAGCAGGTCGGGCACCGCAATCACCTTCGTCACATCTGGGATCTGGAAGGTCGCTTCGATATGGCGATCCAGGCTGATAGAGACATCACGCGGGAGTTCCGCTGCTGGGTTGAAAATCGGGATACCCACGTGGTCGCGGATTTGCGCCGTCGTCGGCTCGAAAACGCGGTAAACCAAGTTCCCCATCACGAGGTTCCCAATCAATGCCGGAAGCGCGTCCACCGCCACCAGCTTCACAATCGCATTCGCCAAATTGGCTGAGGTCCAGATCATACTCGTTACCCCTTCGACACGGCCTGCCACGCCTCGCTGTAGCGGTCCACCTTGTCCCGGCGAGTCCACTCGTCGTAGGTGTAATCGCATTGCCAGTGGTAGCAGGAGTGCGGGTTATTGTTCGCGTAGGCGGAAAACCAGATCTTGTCTTTGGTTTCCTGGTACAACTCGTCATCGGTCAGCCGTTGCAGTTTTGCCTTGTACTCGGCTTTTTTCTCAGGTGTGTTGGAAGGGTTTTTCATTTCGTCCTCTCAAAAAACGGGGGCGGGAGAAGGTCCGCCCCCTAACCGCTTCACTTCGCACCGTACAAAAAACACATCGCCACAAAAGCCATCCACCCTGCCGCCGCCGTCCACGCCGCATTGCGAAGCGCCGGGTGCAGCGACTCGCAGCCCGCCTCGAAGCCCGCGTCAAAGTCGTCTTGCTTGGCGTCCGGGATATTCCGCGTCAGCCGGGGCGGAACCTCGACCGCGCCTCGGTTTGTTTCCCATGTGGACGGTGGCGCGTAACTGCCAGCCACGCGGCGTTGCGGGGGTACGTCGATCCCATGCAGGTCCGGGTCGATCCAGTCGGCGTGGTCCAACATGTCTCGCTCGTTGCTCATCTCACTCTCCTCGCTTCCTCTGCCAGTTCCTCTGCAATCTGCTCCAGTTTCGCCGGGGTCAAATTGGCGTCGATGGCGCACAGCCGCTCCGTGTCCCGTTCGCGCTGCCGCGCCGCGATGCGGGCTTCGACCTCGCGGGCTAGTCGGGTCATAGCGCCTTCCCCCTCAAAGCCGCAATCCGAATTGCCTCAGCCAAACTCAGTGCCATGTCGTGCGGCAAGTTTTGCACGCAATTGATGTTGACGTACACATGAGCGGGTGCGCCCTCAACGTAAGCCGCACCGGGAGGCACTGGTTTATCGCTTGGAACGAACGGGTACACCTGAACGCTCCTGATGCCAAACTCGTCAAGCTCCACGATCTTCATCACACCCACCCCCGCTTCCGCGCCTCGCGCTCGGCCCGGTGCATCGCGCCCAAGTACGTCCGGTATTCGCGGTATTCGTCGGCCGTCTCGCCGGAAATCACCACCGGGAAATGCGCTGACCGCCCAAACGACTCGACTACCAGCAGCCGCCCGTTCCCCAGATCACACCGCCAACTGCTGCCGTACTCCGCCCACTCAAAGGGGCCGGATGTGGATGTCAGCTTTTTCATGACCACCCCTCCGCTTTGGCGATGGCGGCAGCGATCATGACTTCCACGTCCCCCACCGTCTCACACCGCGCTCCACGCTGCTCCGGCGTGCGCCGCGTGCCATCAACGATCCAGCACTGCGCTTCTTGCAGCGCCATCAGCAGTTCCGGCGCCGCCGCCATCGCCCGTCCGTGGGTGTCGCGTACCTGGCGGCCCGCCTCATCGCGGACGGGGTACAGTCCAGCTATGGCAATGCGCCCGTCTTCGCTTTGGATCGTGCCATCCTCTTGGCTGTACCGCCAAGGGGTAGCGGTCAAATTGTGAACTTTCTCTATCGGCACCTAGAACCTCCAAACACCTAGTACTCAATCCAGACAAACACGCAGCAAGTAATTCTGACTATTACGCGATATTGCTGCGGCTGTGGCCGGCTTAACCGACGCGGTTCTTGATCTCGAATCCAGGGACCACGCAAATGTGGTTCCCGGCTCCGTCTTCCTCGCAGAGATGAATGTTGACGGCCTGACCCTTGGTGGCGCCGGCAAACCTGTAAGCGAAAGTCCGAGCTTCTTCCGCGCTCTTGAACGGGGGCTCGTCGGGGGTATTGAAGTCGGGGATCGTATCGCCCCTCAGCAGGGCGCCGTCAACCCACTCGAAATGAATCCGGTAGCGCCGCTCAGACTTCACGCGGATGAGCTTCTTGGCCTCTTTCAGCGTCATCGCCAGCACCCCGGCGCTTCGGGTTTCTGTGCTTCAGTTCCTTGCGCTTCTGGTTCCAGCAAGGCGATGGCGGCGTCCACTTTGCTCCGGAACTCGTTCCACCCACGCCGGCGCCAAAAGGCCATGGCGTTTTTCTTGAGAAGGTCCGGGTTCTCCTTGACGGCTTTCGGCAATCCCCGCAGCGCTTCCTTCGCCCCAATGTTCTTCAACCGGGCATCACGCGCAGCCCGCGCAGCGAGAATGGCGGCGGGGTTGCCCAGTTTTTTGATGATCGGCGCGACTTCTTCTTCCCACCCCTCCGCCAGGGACGCTACAGCCCACTTCGCGTATTCCACCGTCGCCATCCACTCCTCCCGCTCGGCACGAAGGGTGGCGATCTCGGCCTTCAGCCGGTCCACCTCAACCTCCCGCTGGCGCAGATCTCCGCGCAAACTACTCGCTATCCTCAACGCATCCTCTACTATGATCGCTTGCGGGGTCTGCCCACGATAGAAACTCACTATCCCTTCCTCCCTTGCACCTTCATCTCCTGAAACCTGATCTCCTAAAACCTCACAGCCAACCCAACTCAGGCCAGCCCAACCGTCAACAGCGGCCCAAAATCAACAGCACCGGCAACCCGACGATCACGGCCAGCGTCACCACCGTCTCTGTCTTCCGGACACCCGCCATATGATCCGCACCAGGCGCCCACGGACCCAACCCCTCCTCCCGCCGCCACCGCTCATGCTCCGCACTCCCAAGAACAAATCCGTGCCCCCTCATCTCACCCCTCACTTCTACCCCACCCCGCCCCCCATCCAGAATCTGATCCAGGACGCTACCGGAACCCCCGCCCGAACCCCGGCCAGAACTTCTACCGACCTCTTCGTACTCGTACCACTGTTCGTTCTTCATGTCTCACCTGCCTACACCCCTAATCCTACAGCAATGCGCCCAACTTGTCAATAATAAACGCCGAACGTCCGCGATTTTTTTTCTGGGAGGGTTCTGTGTGGTTCCCGCGTGGTTCCCGCCCACGCAGGGACGGGCGCAGCGACAAGCAACCCATCAATCAGTATTAGTAAAACTAATTCTTCGGCACGGAGAATTAGTGTAGGTAATCCTCCGACCGCTCCGAATTGTATATTCATACAATGAGGCGCCGGGACCTCATTCACCCTCCTCTGGTCTCCACCCGGCATCTCGGCTGCCTTTTGCCCTAAAGGCCCTATCTTCAGATAGTGTACGCCTCGATCGCCCCTGCATAAACATACGGCAGAATGAATAACCACCCAGAAATCTGCGCCCAGCGTAATCACATATAAGCGGCATTATTTTTTGTTTGGCTTTCTGTTTTGTTTTTTTATTGGGGTGGATGGGGACAAGCCTCCAATAAATCTCCCCGTCTGGCGGGCGCCCGGCCCCTGTGCAGATTCCGGCCCGGCCCACGCGCTAGCGCTAGTCCGCGCTACCCCCTCGACTCGCTCGCTGCGTCCCACTGGGCCGCTAGGCTAGCCCGCGCTAGTTCTCACCAGGGGATCACTGGAGCACTAGGGGCTTCCCTCGCGGCCACACTCTCGCCCCCCCCACACACTCGCCCCCCCCACACACTCTCTAGACCCCAGAATCTAGCCGCATCTAGCCAAACCATCATACAAATCAGCAATTTGGTAGTTGACATCTAGCGCGGACTAGCGCAAAATAGGGGTAGGGGCATACCCCACACAACAAACCAGACCAAACCCAAGACCAAACCCAACAAAACAAAAGACAAAGGAACCCAAACACAATGACAATCAACGGTGGAAAACAGACCAAAATGACAGCAACGGAACTCTTCAACCAGATCGACCCTCGCATCACGGCAGTATGGGCAGCACTCAACCAACCGAAACGCGCCAATATGGCCGCTCTCCTTCCCGGCTGCACCAATGAGGGGCTCATCCAGTACGGCTCATGGTT